ATGGCGTCGCGTCAGATGAATCGATTGACCGCGCTCGGCATCGGCAAGCTCGTTGACCCGGGATATTACGCGGACGGCGGCGGCCTGTACTTGCAGATCAGCGCGAGCGGATCGCGGTCATGGATCTACCGCTTCTCGCTCGCCGGCCGCGCGCGGGAGATGGGCCTCGGCTCGCTGTCGGTGTTGCCGCTCGCCGCGGCGCGCAAGGTAGCGGCAGACTGCCGCGCGAGCGTGAAGCATGGCGTCGATCCGATCGCTGCGCGGCGGCGCGCGCAGGTCATGCGGGCCGCTGAGAGGGCGCCCGGAGTGACGTTCAGGCAGGCAGCCGAGGCATTCATCGCCGATCGCGCGTCGGGCTGGCGCAACACGAAACATGCGAAGCAGTGGACATCCACTCTGGAAGCCTACGCCTATCCCGTGATTGGCGATATCGACGTGCGCGACATCGACACGGAAATGATCGTGCGCATCCTGCAGCCGATCTGGATGAAGAAGGGCGAGACGGCGCGGCGCGTGCGCGGGCGCGTGAAAGCGATCCTCGATGCCGAGACGGTGCTCGGCCACCGGACAGGCGACAACCCGGCGCGCTACGTCGACCACCTCGATCGCGTGCTGCCGCGGGTGAAGAAGCGCAACAGCGTGAAGCATCACCCGGCGCTGTCGTGGGAGGAGATGCCCGCGTTTTTCGCGGCGCTGCGCCAGCGCCCCAAGCGCGCCGCGCAGGCGCTGCGTCTGCTGATCCTCACGGCGACGCGCACGAATGAAGTATTGTTCGCGCGGCCTGAGGAGTTCGACCTCGATGCGCGCGTCTGGACAATTCCTGGTGACCGGATGAAAGCAGAGCAGGAGCTGCGCGTGCCCCTGTGCGACGAAGCCGTCGAGCTCGTGCGCATGCAGATCGCGACAAAGGCAAAGTGGGGATGGCTGTTTCCGGGGTACAAGGAGGGGCGCCCGCTGTCGAATATGGCGATGCTCCTGTTGCTGCGCCGCATGGACCGCAGCGACATCACAGTGCACGGGTTCCGTTCGACGTTTCGGGATTGGATTGCGGACTGCACAGACTATCCCGATTCACTCGCCGAGCAGGCGCTCGCGCACACGATCTCGTCGACGACCGTTTCCGCATACCGGCGCCGAGATATGCTCGAGCGCCGGCGCGGGATGATGGAGGACTGGGCGCGGTACTGCGCGGGTCAGACCGCGATCGTGATGCCATTTACGCGATAGTCTGCGCAGACGACTGCGTGACGTTGTTGTCGTCCGGCCTTTCAGCGGCCGACTTCTTCCCGGCTTTTTCTGCCAGCCACGCGTCAATGTCCTCCTCCAGCCACGCCGTGCGCCCCGGCACGAGTTCGAACGGTTTCGGAAACATGCCGGCCGCGATCATGCGGTAGAGCGTCGATTGGCCGAGACCGACCTTGTCGACGATGTCTTTCATTCGAAGTGCTTTCATCATTTTCCCCTTGTGGTCATGGCTAGCTCGACGCGGCGGCTGGTCATGATTCAATCCCCGCACGAACCCATCCCTTGCCAGTCGCCTTGATCTTGCCGGCTTTGCGCAGAGCCTGGAGCCGACGATCAAGAACACGCCAATTGTCGACGCCGTAAGGCGATCGCTTGGTCCCGGCTTCTTTGGCGTGCCGTTCGCATTCGGCCATCAGCGCACGGCATCCGCGCAGGTGAGTGAATGAGCGCGGGACATCGTCGATCTGCGCCACGATCATCGCGTCGAGTTTTTCGTATTTGGTCATTTCTGTTCTCCCTCACTAGCAGGGGCGCGGCGACTTGTATGCGTCCATCTGCTGTAAAGTGCTCGGATTTGGTTACCGAACTCCCCGTTCTTCTTCTTAGGATTACCCCTTACCCATGCTCCACCATACGGTTGAGGATCGATCTCAGCGACCCGGTATTCTTCGCCGCGGTAAAGAACGATATCTCCAATCCGAACGCCGCAGTTCCGCTCTCGTTCTTCGCGCAAGAGTTCACGTTTTCGATTCAACTCTGCCTCCAAATTCGCAATCTGGCTCATCAGGCGCTCTTCTTCTTTCGTTCGTGTAGTCAAGATCCTTCTCCCTGTCGTTGCGCGAGGGCGGCACGAGCCGCATTCCACGTAGCGCACCATGCGCATTGTGTTCCGGCTTTCGCACCGTTGTCAGAATCCCAAATCCCCGGCATGTCGTGAGCATGACCCGGTGCATTCTCGATTCCGCGATACGGCCGGTTATACTCGCCGTGGTTGATATTGCGAATAACGGCCGCCATAAGATCGCGGAACGCCAAGGCATTCCGCTTATCCGCCGCAGCGGCTTCCACCTCTGCCAGTAGGAGGTCGATGGCGTCGGCGGCGTCGGCACTAGTTCTCGATACCTTGTCGCGATACTCCGGCGCTACAAGGCCGAGCCGGAACACGTATTCGCGGCGTAGTTCCTTCGCCAGCGCCCGCATCTTGTCTTGGTCGATCATTTGATCTGTACTCCATAATGCATGGTAAAATTATCGCATGATCCGCGTATATCGTTACCGCGTTAAATCACTAAATGGGCTGCTGAATCAGCAGGCCCGCGCGGTGAACTACGTTTGGAATTTCTGTAACGACACGCAGAAGCATGCGCTTAAATGGGGCAAGAAATGGCCGTCTGCGTTTGATCTTGAAAAGCTCACTGCCGGAAGCAGCAAGGAACTTGGTATTCATTCTGGCACTATCGGTCAGATTTGTGACCGATATTTCAAATCTCGCTATCAAAGCAGGCGACCATACCTTCGCTACCGAGGCGGGAAATCCCTCGGTTGGATTCCGGTCAAGGGGCGAGATTTTAAGCGAGAGGGAGACGCGTTTCGCTTTGCGGGGAACACGTTTCGCGTTTTCAACAGCCGCCCGCTTCCCGAGGGGAAGATCAAGGATGGAACTAACTTTTCGCGAGACAGACGCGGGAATTGGTTTCTCAATATTTGCATTGAAGTTGCAGATTCTCCGCGTCGCGAGATCCTCAATGGCATCGGCATTGATCTGGGCCTCAAGGATTTCGCTACACTCTCGACCGGCGAGAAGATCGACAACCCTCGCTATTTCCGTCGACTTGAGGAAAGTCTCGCCAAGGCCCAGCGTGCCAAGAAGAAGCGCCAAGCGGCGAATATCCACGCGCGCATTGCGAGTTCGCGTGCGGATTTTCTCCACAAGCTCTCGCATCGCATTGTGCGGGAATTCGATTACATCGCCGTAGGGAACGTGAATGCGGCTGGACTCGCCAAGACCAGCATGGCGAAGTCTATCTACGATGCGAGCTGGTCGTCCTTCCGAGCAATGCTCGCGCACAAGGCCGTTAGGCATGGCGCGCAGTACGAGGAAGTTGACGAACGTTTCACGTCCCAAATCTGTTCTTCGTGTGGCGCAATGCCTCCGGAGCGGCCGAAAGGTATCGCAGATCTTGGAATAAGGCATTGGGTATGCAGTGAATGTGATGCTAGTCATGATCGCGATGTGAACGCTGCGCTTAATATCCTTGCCCGGTCGGGACATCGACCGCCTGCTGAGGGAATCTCAATCGTTGCCGATTGAGGGGATGTCAATTATCGCTAGTGGGGCTAGTCTTTAGGGCGCGGATAGCGTCCCGGCAAAATACGCATCCTGCGACCGCCTCTTCATCTCCCGGCTGAAGCAATTCGGCAGCGACGCTTTCGCACACCTTCGCGCACTCCTCGATGATCGCCTCCCTGTCGGGCGTGGTGCGGCGGGCGGCTTGCCATGCCCGCCAAGCAACGCGCGTAGCCGGGCTGGCATATATGTCATCCAAGTGCGTGCATCGACGAATGCTGAGCCCATCAAGATCGGCCCACGCCTCGAACATCTCGCGCTCATCCATGGTGCTTCTCCTTTAGGCCGCGCCAGTTGCGGACGCCGTGCACTTCTTGCGTAACTGCCAGTAAGCCAGCGACCTTTCCGTAGCGGACAAATCGGCGGCCGTCCCAATGCGCCCACGTGCAGCAGCAATTACACTGAATCGACCTGTCCTGAACGTCATAAACGCCCGTGTGTACCGGCTTCACATCGCCCGGAAACCACTCCGTCAGCATGTCATCGGTGATCTTCATGCTTTCAATCTCCTGCGCTGAGTTCTCCATATGATCCGATGTGCCATTCGACAACCTCGTCGCCCAGAGGCTCGACAATGCCGGTTTTTACGAGCCATGCCATGAACGCATCGTCTTGTTCCCAGCAATTGACGGATTGAAATTCTGGAGACGCTTTGAATTCATTCACCTTATCGGCCGTCTGAAAATCCTCCAGAGCGCGCATGTGGTCGCGCAGACAGTAATCCGAATATTGGCCGTTCGTGAAGGCGATGATCTGTCCTTTGTTGATCTTCATGCTTTGCTCCGGTTACGGGTGTAGAGGAGCGTTCCGACCGGCACGTCATCGGCATAAAACGCTGCCATCGTGAAACCATGGATGCCCGGCATATTCCCGGCTTTGCCTACCGGCTGCCCGTACAATTTCTCCAGCAATGCGGATTCGAGGGCGGCGGAAAAACTCATCAGCTGACTGCATAGCGTGCCGTCGCTATTCGAGTTATGCCAGAGGCGTTCGACTTCCTCTCGTGACAGAATTTTCTTCATTTCCACACCTTGCATTCCTTTTCTGCAAAACTAAACAATCTGCCACCGCAGTAGCAGCAATAGCACATGCCGTATTCCTGCGGCGTATCATCGAGCGCGACATCCTTACCGCAGGACGTCTCCCAGATATCCGATCTGCAGTCTACGGGCGTCCACGAGCACGTGCGCTCTGGCGACTGTTTCTCCCTGTTACTCATCGCGTCCTCGTCGCCATAGCAAGTTCTCGACGGCACGCGAATTCGCGATCGTATCCGGAGAGCGTCGATTGAAGGTTCGGGCCGGTGCGTCGTTCTCCTACCGGCGTATCGAGCGGCGCTCGCGGCGATGATTCGACCGGTGGGAGGCAATAACCGAGGTCATTCGTACATCGCAAGTCGATGCGAACGCGGCCCGAATAAAAGAGTATGTCGACTCGACATTGAAGAACGGCAGGCTGAACGCCAAGCGCGAATGCGAGCTGATAGATGGTCTTCGTGCCGCTTGCGAGCTGCGCGAGGATGTCGTCGTTCTTGATTCGGGGAGTGGTCACGATTCGACTCCTTGGATGCGGACGGCAATTTCTCGCTCAAATACAGATGCCTGCCGACATGAGTTGAATACGACGAGAACTGACATGTCGCTGTGGCGTTCGACCTTCAGAGGCATCACCTCGGCGCGCGGCTCCGGCTCACCATTCAGTGCGGCGTTCGCGCGATCGACCATGCGCACGGCCCACGAGTGTCCGGCCGGATCAGGTTTCTTCGCCCAGTTCGACATGACCCTCATCGCATCGCGTGACTCGAACAGGGCCTTGCGCAACTGCTCGATGCGAGCAACTGTTGCTGTTTCCGGCTCCGACTGGCCCGAATCGTTGAGCAGGGCGACCAAGCGCGCGAGCAGCCGCAATTCAGCATCGTAGAATGCCTTGTCCTCGGCGTCGGGCCATTCATCGCCGATCGCGCAACCGGCCTTCAGGCCGTCGGCTCCGCGCGAAATGCTCTGGCAGGCGTCCATGATCGTGGCGCGCGCCTCGGCCGTCAGCACGTTGTCATTCGGCATGGTCTACTCCTTTGGCATGGTCGATATCAGCCGGCGCCTCCGGCTTTTTCTTCCAATGGGTGTATTCGGGGAAGCTTGGGCTGATGAAACTTGCCGAGATGATCGTCGCGAATCCGGGATCATTGTTCCATGCGAGTACATCGTCATCGGAGGGAATTCCCGCTTCGATAGGGCGCTGAACATCGGCCCGAATCCAGTCATCCTCCATCTTTTCCGGAATGCGAAGCACGGCCTCAAGCTCCCGAACTTCACGCTTGTAGGCGTCGATCTCGACTTGCCACGATTCGGCCGGACGGGCGGAGAGAAGGGCGCGCATCGCTTCGAGGTGGGTCTGCGACACCGCCATCGTGCGCCGGTCATGCGCTGGGATCTCGCGATCGTAGGTCGCTGCCAAGGCGCGGAGCGCGGTTTGCTGGGATTCGCCCTTCTCATTCAATTCGAGAAGCTCGCGACAGCGTTGCAGCAGGTCGTCGGTGGGCTTACTGGTCATGGTCGGCTCCATTGAGAAGGGCGGCACGGTCGAGACGTTCGAGTTCGGCGAGGATCAGTGCGCCGGCCTTCACGAGATCGCGGCGCGGCGTGGTCGGCTTCCACCAGTTGTGCATCCATGGCCAGAATGACGGCAACGGGTCGGCCCACGCGACACCTCCAGCATTTGCCGCATAGCAGGCTGCGGCCAGCGCGATTGCACCATGCTGATACTGGTCGTCATGCTCCGGCGTCCAGCCCTCCGCTTCTACCTGCCGGCGGCGCTCGGCGAGCATGTCGCGCGCAGCGTCCGTCAGGCGCGCCTCTCCCGCATCGGCGGGGGCGCTGACGGCGTAGCACGGAATCGAATACGGCCGCACCGATGATGCGGTAGCGCCGCCATCTGCCAATGCGCGTTGCTTTTGCGCGGCGGTGATTGCCCGGTCGTCATCAGTTACCCACGCGATCGGCTCGCGCGCCTCTGCCGGTGCGTCGGCCTGTTCGCCATTCAACACGCAATTTGCGTCCTCGATCCACTGCCAGATAGGCGTATTGCGCGTCACCCCGTGTTCGTAGATGGTACGAAGTGCATCACGTGCGTTGAAGAGGCCTTTGCGCAGTGCTTCGATTCGAACAGGTGCGTCGGCCTGCGCGGGTTGCGGGGCGGCGGCACGTCCTCGCTTGTACGCGTCGGTAATAGCGTCCGCATGCAGTTCCGGGCCACGCCCGAAATCGTGCGTGTGGAACTTCTTGATGCCGACCAGCATCTCCGCTTCGGCATCCGTTATCGTCACCGCCTCCGCAGCGGGCGATGCTGCCGCGCGGCGTGCGCGTTCTTCCCACGCTGCGCACATCGACTCGTGATATTTCGGGAATCCGTTGGCGTTCGCCCATGCGATGCATTCCGCTCGCTCGTCGGCCATGGCCGGCGTCGCAGGAGCACCAGGACGCCCCGCCTTCTGCCAGTCGCGCAGCGGGTTCAGGTAGCCGCTATAGGCATCGTGAATCTTCTTCAGTGCTGCATTCGGATCGTCGGCGTTCGCCGCATTCCAGCCTGCCGTGACGCCCGCGAGGTACTGACTGTCCATCATCGAATCCCTAACCTCGTCGGGCATACCGGAGGCCCGCTCGTCGGCCGGCGCTGCTGCCGCCATAGCGTTATCGATGATCGTTCTAGCGCAGTCGAACAACACGTTCGGAACGTAATCCGAATCTCGATATTCCATGAACTTCCGTAACAGCTCGATTGCCGCCCCTTCCGCCCCGTCTCGTTGGCTGATGCGGCGCGGCGCGTCGGTGACGCCTACGTCGAGCGCAGTTAGAACATCTTCGAGAGCGGTGTTATAGCCAAAGCGATAATGAGATTCGGGCTCGTCAGTAGGGCCAGGTTTGCCATTCGGCCACGCTTCGAACATTCCCATCACGCGTTCTACGAACTCCATCCGCTCGTCCGCCGGCGAGGGTGCGGCCGCATCACTTTCCCGTTTTTCACGCTTCCATCGTTCGCGCATCGACTCGGGTTTCTTCTCGCGCACATACAGCGCGACCGGGCCGTCCTCGGTGTCGTAAATTTCAAGCAGCATCCAGCCATCGCCCTGCGGGCTGCTCGGCGTCCACGTGCAGCAGTCCGGACTATTGGATGCGAAGTACCGATCGTACGTATCGCAATCGACGTCATCCTCCATGTGGATGAACGTGGCTTCGATGCCGAACGCAGCGAAGAATGTCTCGTAGTTCACGTCCTCGTCGAGGTATGGAACGGCGGGATGCGACAGCATGCCGTCCTGGTCGCGCACGATCTCGCGCGACGTAAGGATCGATCGCCGCAGCCCTTGGAGGTCGGCCGGCGCTGCTGCGGGCTGCGAAGATGGGGATGCGGCGAGGCGCAATACTTCGCGCACGAACTTCGCATCGGATTCCTTTTGCGACGGTTCCATAAATTGACGCTCGCACCAATCGTCAGTAATGCGTGCAGCCTCTTCTCGGATCAATGCCAATTCGTCGTCGCTTAAATCCGTCAGCGCATCAGCGCGGCTCTTGTCGGTGGTCGTCATGGTATTTGGTCCTCAAGTGGTCAACCGCGGATGCGATGGACGAACCCGGTCGGTGTCTTTTCGATTTCGCCCTTGGTGCCGTTGAGAAGGCGCTCGGGATCACTGTTGAGCGGAGAGATGAAAAGCGAATCGCCGGTCGCCCCTGTCGCCTTGATGTAGTCCACTTCGACCTTGGCACTATCGACCAAGACGCCGGCAACTTGCGCGACGGCTCGCGCACGATCAACGTCCATCGGGTTTTCGCGATCGCGTAACATTGCGAGCGTCTGCATTAGGTGTTCACGCATATCGGTGATCGTGCTCATGACTCTTGCTCCTTCGCCTCGCGGGCGATTCGATTGACCTGACGGGTGATCGCACCCTTCAACTGGACAAGCTTCGCCAGTTCGGGCGATTTACTGCGCGGATGGTTTCGTCGAGCGTTCTCGGCCATGCTGATGCACTCCACGCGATCTAGGGTTATTTCCTCAAGCTTATTCGTGAACATTCCCGGCTTGAAAACAACAAAATGCCCCGGTGGAAGCGACCCGTTCGCATCGCACCATACGATCTCTGCGACGGTGCGCCATCGCTTGCTGTTTGAACCCTTGGCCGTGCCGATCTTGCATTGAAGATGACCATCCTTGTTCGTGCGGTAACTGCCGACCGGCAATGTGTTATGCGGCGCGTGGCCGGCTTTGAATTGCGTGGCGCGGCACTTATCTTGAATGCCAACTACACCTTTTATGCCTTTGTTCCACGCAGCCTGACCCGGCTTGAATCGAGTGGCGCCCCCGCGTTTACCATCGGTGCGCCCTGCTTCGGGGCTGGCCATGTATTCAGCCGACTTGCGCAATCCAACATTGAGAGCCTTCTGATACACCGAAGTTGGCGTTCGTCCGAACTGCTTGGCAAGCGTCGGCGTATGAGTACACGGGTATTCACGCTTCAGGATCTCAAGCTCCTCGGGAGACCACGCCTTTTTGCTCACGGTTGCATCCTCTAAATCAGTAGATCAAGCCTCAATGCCGGCGACACGGTTCGCATATGGCAGCGTTGGCATGAATAAGCCGGCGTGACGGCGCCCACCCATCACCCATGCCGCCGACGTTGAAGCCGGTGGTTGCCGCGCGACGGGTGCCGCGCGGCTGGTGGTTCACTTTTCCTTGACTTCTTCGTCCCGCTGCGTCGTCGCGTCAGCGCTCGCGAGATACGCGCGCCAGCCCACCTTCCCGTGCGGCGTCAGGAAACCCCATGCGTTCGTGCGGCGCCCCATCACGAAGATCGACTTCGCGACCGTCGCGCGCGGCAGGATGAGCCGGTGAAAGTCGCCGGCACGGCGCACGACGATTGCACCCGGACCGCGCCAATAGATGCCGAAGTCGTTCAGATACAGGTGGTCGCCGGCGCGTTCTGGCGCGATCCACGACTGCTTGATCGTCTCCAGTGCGCTGCGGTACATCAGCGGACAGCTCAGCGCGAACGGAGTCGGTTCGAACACTTCCCAGTAGCCGCCGTCGAGCACGATCGAGACCGACCACGACGGGTGATCGTGCAGGTGTTGATCTCGGTCGCTGCGGAGGATCGTGTGTGCGCGGATCGCGATGCGCGTGCATAGCCAGCGGTACATCAGTCCGGCGCGCGGCAGCGCGGCATCGCCCCACGCCGGGTTGTCGCGATTGCGCTCGACGCTTCGCGCGCCAAGGATCCAGTTGCGCAGCATGTAGCCGGGCAGGTCGAAGTAGGGCGTGCGCGCAGCGCGGCCGTGCACGCGCAGCAGAATCAACGTCATCCAGTTCGGGAGAGAGCGGATCATGGTGGTCATCTCGTAACGTGGGCGGCTCGGTTACGCCGCTTCGGTCTTCGGCAGCGTCGCGTCGAGGTGCCGGATGCGCGCCATGACGGTCTCGGGGAGGCGCATCGCTTGGCTGCCGTGCAGCGCGGCAAACGCCGGCCGGAGCAGGTTGCGATCGACGTCGCTCAGCTCGGCGTGCTCGAGGCGCGTCAGCGCGCGCCACAGCGGATCTTGCGTATCGGTCATTGGTGCTCCTGGTGAATAACGGCGACCACGCGGTCGCACATGGCAACGTCAAACCACCCGATGTGCGTCTCGCCGACGGCGATGCCGAGCCGGGCGGCGAGCCAGCTGTACGCCTCGCTGCGCGACATGCCGTCGCGCTGCCAGAGCGGGTTGAACGCGGCCTTCGCGCGCATGCGCGCCGCGCGCGTCTCGTTGTCGGCGAGCGTGCCGAGCGGGATCGCGGTCTGCGGGTGCATGCCGACGTACGCGCGACAGCCGCCGCACAGGTACGCCCACGGCCAGTCGCCGAAGTCGCGGCCGTAGATCTCGCTGTTGCGCGCGATGCGCACGGCGCCACCGCAGAAGCGGCACTCGGTCGGTGCAGGCAGCGGGTTGCGCACGCGGCGCATCGCGCTGCGCGACGGATTCCACGGCGTGCACGGCCCTTTCTTGCCGGCGGCGCGATCGAAGGCTTCGGCAAGGGCGGTCACCACGGCCTCCGATTGGCGAGTTCGTGATCTGCCGCCGTCGGCAAGTCGGTCACTTCCGGACGGAAGCCGTACGTCGGGATGCGCAGCGAGCCGCAGTAGCACTCGTGGTTGTCCCAGTAGACACGCCAGAACTCGCCGGCCGGCTCTTTGCGTACGGCGCGGCCGCGCTCGAGCTCGTAGATGAACTCCTTCGGCATGCCCCATTCGGCTCGATGCAGGTCGAGCCGCGGGCCGTAGGAGTGCGTCACGCGTGCAACCCGGGCGTGTGCGGCGTAATGCGCGACGATTCGCAGGAACAGGTCTTCGGTGATGTACAGGCCGAAGCAAGCACCGCGTTTGAACCAAGGGCGACCCTGATACCAGCGGTAATCTCTGTTCCAGGACGTGTCCATGTCGACCGTCAGTACTTCGACGTACCCGGCAGGTGCGCCACCGTGCCAGGGTCCGCGAAGCACAAGGGGTTCGCCATCTTCCATCATCAGCCAGTAGTGGCGGCCTGCGAACCCGTCTTGCTGCGTGGTAGCGCGGACTTTTACCGTAGCCAGGTCAGAAGGTTTCACGCCGGCGCTGAGCTGCCGTTCGTCTTTCAGTTCCACCATGCTGATGGCGCCGCGGTGATACATGACTTCGGCGCGCCCATCAGCGTGCCGCGCGATATACATGCCGTCTGCTTCCTTGGCCCAGCGCTTGTCGGGCCAGTCGAAATTCTTGCCGCGCAATTTCAGCAGCACGTCGGGCGAATTCACTCGGCCGTTTTTCCAGTCAACGTGCGTGCCAGCGACCCACGCTGGCAACGACTGCCGACCCACCGGCAAGTCGACTTCCTCCCAGCCGCGAATGCTGGTGCCGGAAACGACGGCCATCTGATCGTCTGAGAGATACATGGTCACCTCGGGTAGGGGCTCTGCCGCCGGCGCGGTCGGAGAACCGCGCATCGCGCCAATTCCTGTCGGCCGGCGGCTTCGCCCGTTCGGTTACGCGGAGCCGCTGGCGAGCTGCTGCGCGGCTTCGGCAAAGGCGTCGGTCTGTCCGTTTTTCCCGCCTTTTTTGAGGCGCCCGGCGCGCGCGGGCTTCTCGACCTTCTCGGTCGGCGCGGGCGGCTCGTCGTCGTCCGGATCCGTGTCGATCGTCCCCGTGATTTCGCTCTGCAACACCGTGCACATGCGCGCGACGTCGGCCTCGTCCGGGTGGCACTGCACGCGCGCGTTGAACGTCGTCGTGCCGCCTTCCTTCGGCCAGAACTTGATCTCGTTGATCTTCGCCTCGCGCATCACGATGTCGTTCGACTCGTCGTCGCCGTGGTGCACGCGGAACAGGCCTTCCTCGTACTTCTCGGACCACTTGAACGGCGCGACCAGCTGTTCGAAGCGCAGGTTCGGGTAGTCGGTGACGCTCTCGACGCCTGCGAGGTCTTCCTGCGCCGGGCCGGTCGGCGACTTCCAGTAGAACGTCTGGAGCAGACGGCTATCGAGCTTGTCGAGCGCGCGGTTCGACTGGTTGAATTCGAGGCCGATGTCCATGGCGAGGCGGTGCTCCTCGCCGTTCAGCTCCTGCCGGACATTGACGCTCGTGACCTTCATCTTGATCTTGAAGAAGCGGAATTCGGACATGACGATCCTTTGGGGGTGAAGAAGCGGTTACGCGGCGGCTTCGAGGCGCGACAGTTCGGCCTTGAAGTCGAGGGTGACGAGCAGAGCGGCGGTTTGCGCCGGCGTGGCGCCGTAGTGATCGGCCAGGATGTCGATCACCTGCGCGGCAGTCGGGCGCGGGATGCGGCGAGGCGCGGCGGCGCGCGCGGCACCTGCCGGCGGTTCGGCGGCGCGCGGCACATCGGCGGCCGGCGCCGCGTCATTGGCCGGCGCGAGACTGGCCTGCGCCTGGTTGGCGGCCGCAGACTGCGCGGCGGCGCGCTGCGCTGCTGCCGCTTCGTCGGCCTTGCGCTTCTCCTCTTTCGCGGCTTCCTCCCGCTTGTGCTCGTCGATGCGCGCGTTCACAGCGAGCTGGAAGTCGTCGGCCGGCTTCTGGATCAGCTGCTGCAGGTCGCGGAACAGGAAGGTGTGCTCGCCGGCGTGCTTGCGGTACCAGTCGAGCTTCGCGCGCAGGTCGCGCGCCGCGGCGTCGGCCGCGATCTTGCCATTCGCGACGGCTGTGTCGATTGCCTCGTGCAGGCTCGCCAGCGTGCGCTTGTTCTTCGCGGCGGTGACGAAGTCCGGCGCCGCGATCGCGATCGTGACATCACCGAGCTCGGCGTTCAGCGCGGCGAGGTGCGCGGCGTAGGCCTTGCGGCCGTCGGCGACGATCTCGTCCTTGATCTCGGTCTTGCGCTTCGTCACCAGCTTGTCGAGCGCCAGGCGCTTGTCGCGCAGCTGCGTGCGGATGTGGTCGAGCGTGCGCATCAGTTCGTCGATGCTCGCCGTCTGGCCGATCGCCGCGTTCTTCGCGACTTCCAGCTCCTTCTCGGCCTTCTCGCAGAAGGTGACCGTCGCTGCCGCGTTCGCGAAGTCCTCGTCGGTCTGCAGGTCGGTCTTGATCGACGCGATGAACGTCTCAGCCGCCGCCTTGAAGCGCGGCAGGTTGCTGGTGACGACCTTGCCTTCGATCTGCACCGCCAGCGTCGGCAAGGTCATGATCGCCTCGGCCTTCGGCGCTTCGCGGATCTCGCGCGGCTCATACGCAGCGAGGTCAACGGCGAATTGCTTCCAGCCCGAGATGAGCGCATCGAACTTGTCCGGAGCCGGCTCGTACCAGCACCATGCCATGTTGTCGCTCGTACCGTCTGACGTCATGAACAGGCACTTCTTAGCGCCGGAGACGATCAGTTGGTGATCCATCTGAACGGTATAGGTCGCATCGAGCGTGCCAGCGCGGACGGATTCCGCAAGGGCGGCATTGAAAAGCTTGTGCTCCCATATGATGTCTTCGGCCATGGTCATGCCGTCGAAACTGGCGAGCAGTTTCATGCCGTCGACGACGGTCGCGCCGGTAACCGGGTAGAGGTCACCGCCGACTATCTCCTCTGCGAGCGGACGTGCACTGGCTTCGGCCGCGTGGCCTTGATCGAACAGCGCCTGCTTGTAGGCGTCGATTTCCTTCTCGATGCCAGTTGCCTTCTGGTGCAGCAACTCGGTGCGCGTCGTGTACTTGGACAGGCCGAGCGCAGCCGGCGCTTCCGACGCGGTGTAGTGTTCGCGCCGGACCTGCATCCATTCGTCGGAACCTTGGGTGACGTTCAGGACTTCCATCTCACTTTCTCCCGTGATTTACGTGATAGCCGTTTCGTTCTTCAGCAGACTTGCGCGCGCGAATTGCCTCATCAATCGTGTCGAAATAGCCGAGGTATTTGGCACCGATCGTCACTCGGTACTTGTTGTTCATGTAAATGACGCCAGAGACGCCACTCGTATTTCGTGATTGCAACTTCAGGTTCTTCGCGTTCTCAGCGCGCGAAACAAGTCGCAGATTCTCGATTCGGTTATCCGCCTTGTTTCCGTTGATGTGGTCGATCTCATGACCGGCGGCGATCGTCCCGCAGTGCATTTCCCATATCAGTCGATGTACGCGATACGTCTTCTGGCCGTACCTGATCTGCACGTATCCGCTTTTCTTTTCCCGGTAGCCGACCGCGTCTCCGATCGAATGCTTCATCGAGTTGAACAGGCAAATCAGATTTCCATCCTCGTACTTGAAGGCCTCCAGAACGCACGGCACAGTCCCGTCGGGCTTCACGAGCTTGTGCTCGACCTTGAAGCGGATCACGGCACGGTGAGCTTCTTCCTCGTCAAGGAAGAAGCCGAGGTGGTTCAGCTTCAAGTTGAGCCTGACCTGAGCAGCCCACTTCGACATGGCGCTGTTCCACGAAACGCCAACGTGCTTGGAGGTCTTTCCCATCTCAGGTCTCGTTCGCCCAGCTATCAATCGTGAGAATCTGGCTTTCCGTCAGCGGCGCGCCGCGCGATTCGATGAAGGCGACCATCTGGCTCGGCGTCTTGCGGCCGGACTTCACGACATCACGCCACTGGTCCTTGTTCGCGTCGAACTTCGTCTGGGGGTAGAACGCCGGCGGCTCGGCACCGGTTTGCTGCTGGCGCGCGGGCGGCGCGCGGCGGCTGCTCGACTCACCGCTTCTCCCGGCAGCGTCGCCGCGATCGCCTTGCGTGCCGCCCGGTTGCTGGCCGCCCGCGCCGTCGTCGTCGTCGTCCTCTTCGGACAGGCCGGTGATCGCCTTCAGGGTGTAGCGCTCGAGGTACGTCTTCGTGCTCGCGCGCGCCTGAATCGCGTTTTTCGCGCCGCCGGAATCCGGCGGCCCGCCCATCGAAACGGATTCTTCGTGGCCGTCGACGTGGCGCAGGTAGCAGGTGACCTCCATCCAGTCCTTTTCGTCGCGCGTGAGGCGCCAGGCGGACGACAGGCCGTGCTTCGAAAGGGCCGGCGTCACCGCGTTGACCACGTCGTGCAGCTCGGCGTAGCGCTTGTTCTTCAGCGGGCCGTCGGTGACCTTGCGGCCCTTGATGATCTTCACGGCCTCGGCCTTGAAGGCGGCGAACGCCGCGTCGAACGCGCGCTTTGCCTGCTTCGCTTCGTGGCGGTCCTGCAGCTCCATCAGCCGTTCGAGCTTGTCGAGGTCTGCGTCTTTCTCGATCGCGATGCGCAGGAGGTCGGCCGGTGTCGCGCTCACGATCGCGGTGCGCTGCGGCACGACTGCGGGTGCGGCGGCGGCCACGGATGGCGCAGCGGCGGCCTCGGTGCCCGTGAGTTCGACGTCGACGACGTCGACCATGGTTGCGGTTTGCATTCGTAGCTCCAGAGGTCAGGCCGTGCGCACGGCGGCGAGCTGCCACCGGAGCAGGTCCGAGTTCGTGTGGTCGATTTCGCGCGCGATGTAGAGCAGGACGAAGGCGAGCAGGATCGCGGCGATCGTCGTCGTGCGCGGGTGTTTGGCGTGGAGTCGGTCGAGCCAGCGCATCACGAGCTCTCCCGTGCGTGCAGCATCGCGTCCGCGAGGTCATATGCCGCCTTCGAGAGCTCGGCTTTCCACGTCGTGCCAGCGCCGTCATTGCGGACGAAGCCGCGCCATTCGTCGGGCATCGTCATCAAGCCAACCAGCGCCTTGATCGCGAAGTAGTCGCGGAGCGACATGCCCGGTTGAGCCTCGATCGGCAGCGAGTCGACGAACATTTCGCTCGTGGGAAACGCCGGGCCACCGTCGTAGGTCGTGGACGTTTCGCGGTAGATTCGGTTGCTCGTCTTGTCCATTACGCACCTCCCGTCGGGCGTTCGAGCTGCTTGCGGCCGGCCTTGATCAGCGCCGCGTCGAGCGCCATGCGCACGCCGCTCATGAGCAGCGGCTGGCGCCGCTCGCGGCGCGCCGCGTCGTCGTCGGCCGCGATGATTTCGAGGATCATCAGCAGGTCGGGGCACGCCTCGATCAGTTTCTTGTCGGCGTCGCTGATCGTCAGCTCGACGCTGCCGCCGTAGCAGAACTGGCCGCAGCTGACCTTCGCCTCGAGCACCGATTCATAGTGGCCCGGCGCTTTGCTTTCCAGGCAGTTGCCGACCCATTCCCACGGGCCGGGCGAATGTGTGAGTGCGTTCATCATTTGCCTCCGACGCTGACGTAGGCGTACGTGCGCGCCACCGTGCGCGGCAGCCAGCCGCTGCTGATCGCGACGCGCGGCGACCGCTGGAGCCGAGCAATCATCCACGCACGGCGCTGCCGACGGTTCAGGTGCGCGGCGTACCGGCGCAGGGCGGGGCGGAGGGCCATCGGGCTCACGACGTCGCCCCGTTCTCGATTGCGAGGAGCGACTGGATCTGCGCCTCAAGCTCGGTCAGCTTCGCGGCACATTCGGCCTGCAGCTTCTGCTTTTCACGCCGGAGATTCGCAAGGAGGCCCGGCCGGGGATCGAATTCGTCCGGCACGTCGGCCTCGAGCGTGTACTCGCGCACCTGCACCAGGTCACTGTCGTATTGCGTGCGGTCGTAGTCCGCGAACGAGTAGACGAGCTGACCCGTGAAGTCCGTCCCAGCAAAAATGAAGCCCTTGATCTGCACTTTCATGTCACACCTCGGTTGCCTGTGGTGGTTGGAGTCGTTGTGCTGCTCGACCCTCAGAGGATGGCGCTATGGCCGGGCGCTAACCGGCTGTCGACCCCGCATGGCGGCGGTATGCTTGTTCGGCCGACTTTTCGCGTCGGAGCGATATGCCCCGCCGACTGGTTTGCGCGCTCCAATCTCACGAGCTCGCGCGCTTCACAGCGCCATCCACTGAAGGTGCCGGTTACCCTCGTCCGGCGACTCGTCAGACCCCTGCGGCGGGGCCATCTTGAGCCGGGTAGCCCTGCAGTCACCGCAGGGTGAAGCCAGTCGCCGGAGGCTCGGCAACCAGCATTCGTGGCGGACCTACCTCGCGATGCACAGCGCTCGCACATCGTTCGGATTGCTGCTTGCTGCTGCAGCGCGGCCCTCTCGGGGTGCATTCGTTCAACCCCTTACGGGGGTTAGTCGGGCCTTTGGCTCCCAGTGCCACTTCACGGAATCGAACCGCCTCTCGTCTCACCAGACCTCTGCCAACGAGCCGGAATCGAACCGGCCTTTCCTGTGCGTCAGGTGGCGGCCGGCGCGTCTTCGACCTTCACGTACGGGTGCTTCTTGTCGTACGGCTTGATGTGCTTGCCGAAGTGCGAGCCGATCGACTCGGCGTCGCGGAACGCTTCGAAGTCCTCGGCCGTGAAGTTCGCGTAGTGGTAGAGCGACGTCGGCGCGCCGGTCGTGCGGTTCTTGAAGCGGATCGCGAGCGTGTTCGTCGCGGGGTCGTGGCCGATGCCGTGGATCTGCGACGACTCGACCGGCTGCACGTCGATGTGCATGGTGGGTTGCATGTCTGCCTCTCTCGTACTTATGAAACTGCTCGTTGGAAAACCGGTAGATCAGTCAGTGATGACCTGGTACTTCGTCACACCGAATCGCCCGTAGGTCGGCCGGAAATCGGCGACGCCGATCAGGATTCCGGCCTGCGTGAGCACTGCATGCAGGTCGGTCGGTTCGATGTATTCGGGCGTCAGGACCATGAAGTCAAACTCGGCCCTCCAGCCCTTCTTGAATGCGGGCCGCGTGCGGTTGATGCCTGCGCGCTGAACCACGACGCGGCGGCGATCTTCGTAGTCCCATGTGTCTCGGCCGAGCGACGCGAGATCGGTCAATGAGACGACGCCGGCCTTGTACAGATCCATCGCGCTCTTTCGTGGGCTGCGCGGGTCTTGCCGGAACTTCGCTGCGAAAATGATTGCTTGGCGCACGTACTCGCCGGGCAGGCAGACCATGCCGTCGTCGTTGCGGTACACGTAGCTCTCGATGTCGTCGGACTTCTTCGCCTTAGAGTTCTTCGCGGCCTTCGCCTTTTCGTCGACGGCTTCGTTGTTCCAGCGATGCATCAGCATGTCGCTGGTGCCGGTCAGCTCGAAGCTGACACGATAGGGCTGCGAAAGATCGATGACGGCCTCGCCGCCATTCGTCACACCCGCCAATTCGGTCATTGCGTTCATTTGTCTCGCTCTCATAGGGACCACACCAAACCACTCCTTGCCGCGCCTGGCCCAGGCTCGCCGTATCCTCGGCTCACCCAGCAGTGCTATTCGCACCGCACTGGCCGAAACCAGTGCGCTGAAAACAGCCCTTGCCACTCCTAGCCTTGCCCGACCTTTGCGTACCTAGCCATGCCTTGCCTAACTTCGCCTGACCAGACCCTTCCATTCCACGCGGCGCTATTCGCACCGGCAAGCCCGTAGGCTTGCCACTGAGAACAGTCCTCGCCAAACCCAACCGTGCCTTTGCCTACCTAGCCGGACCCTGCCGTTCCGGACTCTTCCCGAATCTGTTACTCAGCGCGGCCGCACCATCCGGCCGGCGGAATACGCGGCCTCGATGCGCACCGACGGACACTGCGGCAGGTCGCGCAGCGTCAGTACCTGGTACGTGCGGCCGTCGAAGCCGAGGAATCGGCACTTGCCATCCAACGACTTACGGGCCGCGCGGTGGGCTGCTTTCGTGACTCTCATGACAGACCTCGACTGATCAGGCGCCGCGCGCGTCGGCATAGCCGGCGCGGTATGCGGTGTCGAATTGGCTGGCTGGCGCGAACGGGCGGCCGAGCATCCGGTCGTTCCATCCGCGCTGGTACGAAGCGATCGCGTTCACGTCAGGCCTCGACCGCGATCAAGCCGTGCTGCTCGGCCAGCTGCTGCGCGAGCTCGCGCTCGCCGGACGCCGCGTAGCTGATCGCGCGCGCGGCGACGTTCATCTGCTCGTGGTCGTCGCGCCGATACGCGGCGAGGTGGGCAGCCTTCAGGGCGGAAAGCAGATCGGTTTGCATCATCGTTCTCCTGTAGCGGGCGCAGTTGGTCAGGCGGCAACCTTGGCTTGTTGCCAAGGAGCGGTGCCGAGACACATGCGCTCGAACATCTCTTTTTGCGCGGCCCCTGCGGCGGCCCCTGCGGCGGCCCCTGCGGCGGCCCCTGCGGCGGCCCATGCGGCGGCCCGTGCGGCGTCCCGTGCGGCGTCCCGTGCGGCGGCCCATGCGGCGTCCCATGCGGCGTCCCGTGCGGCGTCCCGTGCGGCGGCCCATGCGGCGACCCGTTCTTCATCGGTAGCCTTACCGTTGGCAAAGCGTTCGGCAACGTTCAGTGCGTCTTTGCTGCGCTGGTCTTGCATGATGTACTCGACTTGCCGCGCGCACCAGACGGCGAACAAGCGCAGATCGCGGTCGGCACCCGATATGCAGCGTAGCGTCCATAGCGCATCGTCGAGCCCGTTGCTCTTGAGGATGTCGAGTAGCGGAATTTCGGCGTCGTGCTTGAAGGGGATGTAGCTGTTGCGATCCGCGTCTTCCGCGCTGAACGCTTTGCCCTGGATCGAGCGAACCAGCTTGTTGTAGCCCTCGTAGCACGCGCCAGCTTTGCGGAGCGCCGCAAGCGTGACGGTGAAGCGCGGGTCGAAGTTATTCACGTCGGTTGTCACGGTTTTCTCCTGTAGCGGGAGCGGGTGGTCAGCGCGTCGGTGCGACGACAAGCGCCGCGTGAATCTGGTCAGCCACGAAGTGCAGCTCGCGGTTCACGACGCTGCCGATAACCGCGGCGATGGCGAGAACGAACATGACGGTTGCGATGTGCTTCATGGCTGGCTCCTGCTGGTCTGAACTGCTTCGTGAAGCGATGACTGAAGTGTAGCAAAATGATTTGCGAAGTAAAGCAAAATGATTCTTGTCGGTCGCGACGAGAGGCAAAAATATTTCTATTGATGCGATTTGTCCGATAGGGGCTACACGGGGCGCGGGCAGAGATTCGCGTGTCCCAAAAGAAAAAGCCCGCGCGCGGCGGGCTCGGATGCGAAAAGCCCCGGCTCAGGGGCTGCCAGTTACCTAGACTGTTTGCTCAATGGGAGAACGCTATGACGCCATTCGACGTGATCACGATCTTTGAGCGGTTGAACGTCGAGCAACGGGCCGATGTGCCACTCGATGAAACATGCGCGGGATTCGCTGGCTGGCTGGCGGAAGCCTGGGATCGCCTTGGCGACGAAGAGATTGCGCTGCTGACGTCGGTCGGCGCGACGCTCTGGCGAGAAGGGTTTGAGCGGCGGAAATGAAAAGCCCCGCGCGGGGCGGGGCTCTTATCGTTCGGTGCGCGCAACTGCGCTTATTGCGGTCGCAGGAGGGAGAATCGTTCAGCCAAGCGAATTTGTTATGAAAGGTTGAACTTTACGATTGCCGCAATGATAGCGGTGAGAACGAGAACGACGAGGACATAGTAGAGCTCGAACTTACCTGCTGCGGGCGATATAGGTTCATTGATAACTGCGTCAACAACTGGTTCTTCACGTGAAAACGACATAGCCTGAAGATGAGACTCAATTTCTGAATGGCAGTGCTTGCAGATTTTTGCAGTTGGCAGAATGAGTTCGGCGCATGCTGGGCACGGCACTCGCTCCTCGTCGGATCGAGATTCCGCGGCGCGTCGGCCGCCCAACGCAATCAGGATCACGCCGCATAGCGCAGCAAATCCGGAGATCATCTGAATCGAGTTGCGCTCAGCCACCAAGCCGAAGTTGACGACTCTGCTGCCATTCATGGTGCCGACCGTCACATCCATCGCGAGCGATGCAATCAAGCCGATAAGGGCTAAAACGAGGACGATTACTCCTGTGGTTTTCATTGTGAGGCTCCCCGCTAGATTCGATTCTCACATTCAATCAAAGGCTTTGAGGCCTGCCGAGATTTCCGTGCCAACCTTATTCGCGCAGTATTTATTCCATGCTGGAATGAACCCTTTCATGTCGTCTGTAATGATTCCGTTCACGCCTGAAGGAAGGACCGCAGCCCCCCGATTCATGCCTCCGAACCCGTTACGTGAGCGGTAGTCGTAGCAGACCGATCCGGTGCCGTTGATCAACAAGGCTGATTCGAGCACGAAGCTGTCCGGATCACGCATGGCGTTTCTAAGGGTTCTATATCCCGTCAACGCGTGCTCATATTTGGCATCGTCTCCAGGTTTCGAGATGTTCGATTGAGTTGCAGGGGCGCGCTCAGAGAGTTTTGTGGGGCTGTTGTTCATCTGGCGCTCAGCAAGGAAGGCGTACCCGAGAATGAGCACGATAACGCTGGATGTAATCCATCGTTCTTTGGTCATTTTGACGACTCCTCATCTGCCCGAAGATGAGTGAGATGCAATGGCCCGAGCGGCCATCAACAAATGATATGAAACTTGACGAAGCAGTTCCTCGATGTTCGGGGAGCCACTGGAGGTGCTAGTCGAGCTTTTTCTATACGCCCTTGCTCTGTATTCGCTCAGGTCGACGACATCATTGCTTCGTTGAATTTCGCTCATTGGATGGCCCCGTCTGTGAATCGACACGCGGCCCCAGTAGTTCGTCGATTTCAGCCAGCATTTGGGACTGCGCTGAGCCAGTTTGGAATTCAATGAAGGCTGCGGAAAGTTGGAGTAAACCCGCATGTATGAGGAATGTTTTGCGGGCGAGTTCGCCGACCGAGTCCAGCCGGACGACACACGAAATCAAGCGTTTTGCTTCGTCGCTCAGAGCGCTGTTTTGACCGCTGATCGAGAGATCTAGGTCGACTGAAGAATGGTCGTGGTCAAGCCACCCAGATTCCTTTCCGAACGCAGCCTCGATCTCGCGAGCCTTCTCGTGACCTATGCCCCGCTTGGGGTTCGGGCCGATGAGCTGGTTGGCCTGCTGAGACGTCATGCCGAGTACTCGCGCGAACTCTGCGGGACCACCCTTGGCTAGTGCGCGCGCATTGTCGAGCCGAATGTCGAGGCAGGTCTTCATGAGGTAAAGGTTACTTCCTGAGATCATTTTGATAAACATGCAAAAAGATTTGCTGATGTGAATCGTTTTGATCTATAGTCCAGTCATCCTCCACTGCATCGACGACTGACATGGACCTTCGAACGTACTTCCTGCAGACCAAGCCGGCAGAACGCAAGGCGTTCGCAGAGGCGATCGGGTCCAGCGTCAACTACCTGTATCTGTGCTCGATGGGGAAGCGAAAGCCTGGTCCTTCGCTTTGCCAACGAATCGTGAAACAGGATTCCCGCTTCACGCTGGTCGACCTTCGGCCCGATATCTGGGGCGACGGAGTTGATGCTGCAGCGGCGAGTGACGATGTTCAGTCACCGGTCGGTGTTGTCGTCGGGATAACGTAACAAGAACTTCTGCGCCGCGCTTCCGCGCGCGGCTCACAACGGTGGTCTCCTCCCGCTCACCCCGGCGCGGGAAGGTTCGCCCGGCCCAAGGGCTGGGCTTTTTTACGTCGTTTGCGGGGGCAATAAATGGGAGATAGCGGTGGGTGCAGTGGCGATCAAGTTGACCGGTAAGCACGCGGCCGAGCATGGGTTGGTCGCGTGGATCGACGAGAGCGATCTTGAGCGCGTGTCGTGCCGCAAATGGCGCGCCCCCAAGATCACGTCGAGCACCGGTCAGGTCTATTTCTACGCTGAAGCCAAGATCGACGGGAAGGTTGTCTACCTTCATCGATTCATCTTGGACGCGAAGCGTGGAGAGCTCGTCGACCACCGCGACCGTGATCCCCTCAATTGCCGTCGCAACAACATTCGGCGGTGTACGCACTCCCAAAACATGATGAACCGGCCCGTACTTCCCCAGAACAAATTGGGGGTGAAAGGCGTTCATTTTGACCAGCGGAGAGGACGGTATTACGTCGAGATTTATGCGAACGGATCGCGAATTCGTCTCGGCTCTTATGGGACGTTGGACGCGGCAAAGCAGGCATACGCAGAAGGGGCGAAGCGCTATCACGGCGAATTCGCGAACCACGAATAGATGACGGCCTGAACGGTTCGCAACTCGCGGGCGGTTCACAGAAACACCGGGGGCTGAGAGGTCGACTGTCATTCGGCTTCCTGCAAGTAGTTCATGGACCGGAGGGTCCACTTTTTGGGCCGCAACGAGAAACCCTATGAACCCCTAACGATATGGGGGCGAGAGGGGGGAGACGGAGAGCGGCAGCCTGAGAACCAAGACGGGGCGCGTCAGCGCTACATGGATGCAGACGAAATTGTTCTACGAAGACGAACATGAGGCGCTTCAACTCATGGTCTCGAACAGCGGGAAGACGATCAAGGAAGTTGCCTCCTTCCTCTGGCCTGACATGAAACCCGAGAGCGCATACGCGAAGCTGAAGACCTGTTTGAACCCGAAGGGCGACGAGCATTTCCGCTTCAGCCAGGTCATCGCGCTGATGAGGTTCTGTGGCAGCTTCGAGCCCCTGTTCTACGTGTGCGACGAGACGATGCACGCGCGCCCGGACCGGAAGTGCCCGGAAGACGACGCCGTGAAGCTCGTCGAAACGATTCGGTGCGCGGCCGACGTTCTCACCAAAGCCACTGCGGCGCTGGATCGGTTGCAGGGGCAGACGGTGGCGATGCGTTCAGTGAAGAGGTCAGCATGATCGACATGTACATCGACCAGTTGGTCGCCGTTTCCATCGCGCTGGTGTTCGGCCTCCTGTACGCGTGGGTGAGGTAGAGCCATGAAATCCCAGACCCCGACCGAGCGCGCGCTCGCGCGTCGCGTCGACGAGCTGAAGTTCACGCGCGACGGCTACCCGATCACCGACCCGCGGCTCGCCGAGGTATCGGAACTCCTTTATCGAATTTGCGCAGCAACGACGCTCGACGCGGCCCGCTGGATGGCCGGCGATGCGCTCGTGCAGTTGCGCGCGTACGTCACCACTCGCGGTAAGGACGGCAGCAATGGGTCGCATTAGGACCGTGAAGCCCGAGCTCTTCACCCATGAAGATCTGTTCGAGGCTGAGCAGGAGACGGGCCTGCCGCTTCGCGTCGCATTCATCGGCCTCTTCACGTGCGCCGATCGCGAGGGCCGATTCAAATGGCGCCCCCGCACCCTGAAACTCGCAGTTCTGCCGCACGACGCCGTCGACTTTTCACGCGTGCTTGACGCGTTGGTCACGCGTGGATTTCTCGTGCGGTACGCGTCAGAATCGGGTGAGGAAATCGGCCTCATCCCGACGTTCACGAAGCACCAGGTCATCAACAACCGGGAAACGCCGTCTGACCTACCGGCGCCCCCCGCAAACCTTGATCTGACGGGCATTTCGACGCGTACCCCCACGCGTGATCCACGCGTCGATGACGCGTCAGACACGCGTGCTCAGGGGAAGGGAAAGGAAGGGAAGGGAAAGGAAGGGAATGAAGAGGCTAACGCCTCTGTCGACTCGGGCGCTCCCGCGCCTGTCGTCGACTTGCTCGGCGCGGCCGTCGCGAATGCTGGAGATTCGGAATCCGCCGCGCTCCATTGCCCGATCGCCCGCATCGTGAAGGCCTACCACGACCTGATGCCCGACAACCCTCGGGTGAAGGTGCTGAACGACAAGCGGAAGCGCGCGATCGCGGCGCGCTGGCGCGAGGCTTCGAAGCTGGACTGCAAGCCGTTCGGCTACTCGACCGTCGAGGCGGGCCTGAACGCGTGGCGCGCGTTCTTCACGGTCTGCGCGCAGTCGGAGTTCCTGACCGGGAAGGCGCAGCCGAAGCCCGGCAAGCCGCCGTTCATTGCCGACATCGACTTCCTCATGTCGCCCGAGGCCTTCGCGAAATGCCTCGAGAACAAATACCACCGGGACGCAGCATGAGCACGCCGACCACCTGGAACCCCCGTTTCCTCGCCTACGCGCAGTCGCGCGGCATGACGCCCGAGCAGGTGCGCGAGGCGGACCGCGTCGCTTTCCCCGGCGGCCGCTTTGCCGGCTTCATCTGCTGGAACAGCGCACGGGTCCGTGAGTTCGTTGCCGAGACGGGTGCCGACCGCCGCGACGTGACGCGCTTCGGTGCCTACGACGCTTGGCTGGCCGCGCGCTTCGGCGCTGCGCAACTCGAATTGCCGCTGGAGGTCGCATGACCGCAGTCACGATCGGCAGCGCGACGCTGCACCTCGGTGACTGCCGCGACGTGCTGAAGACCGTCGCCGACGCGTCGATCGACGCGATCGTCACCGATCCGCCGTACGAACTCGGCTTCATGGGCCGCGATTGGGATCGATCCGGCGTGGCGAACGATGTCGCGGTGTGGGCCGAATGCCTGCGTGTGCTGAAGCCGGGCGGTCACCTGCTCGCCTTCAGCGGCGCGCGCACCTATCACCGCATGGCCTGCGCGATCGAGGATGCCGGTTTCGAGCTCCGCGACCAGATCATGTGGATCTACGGCAGCGGCTTCCCGAAGTCGCTCGACGTGTCGAAGGCGATCGACAAGGTTCGCGATGATCGCGACGACATTCTTCGGGTGACTGGATGGCTCGCAGAACAGCGTGATCGTGCCGGTTTGTCGAATCGTCAGATCGACGAGGTTTTTGGATTTTCCGGAATGGCCGCGCATTGGACTGCATCACCTCAACTGAAAATCGCACACGTTCCGCGCTGGGATCAATGGCTCAAGCTCAAGCAGTTGCTGTCCTTCGATGACGAGATGGACGCTGAAGTCTGGCGCTTAAACGACCGAAAGGGGACGCCTGGCGAAGCATGGAAGGAAGCCGACGTTATCGGGGTGGACAGGCGAACAAATGAGGCATCTGGAATCGTCAATGTCGGACAAGGGGCACGCGTCCAGGTCGAGCGCCAGATCAAGGCACCAAATTCTGAAGCGGCTCGTCAGTGGTCAGGCTGGGGCACCGCGCTCAAACCTGCGCACGAGCCGATCGTTGTCGCGCGCAAGCCGCTCGTCGGCACGGTTGCGGCGAACGTGCTCGAGCACGGCACGGGCGCACTGAACATCGATGCGTGCCGCGTACCCGGAGACGAGACGACAACCGATGAGGAAGTCGAGGCGCAGGCACACGCTCGCGCCTATGCGCTCGGCCGCTGGCCCGCCAACGTGATCCACGATGGCAGCGACGACGTGCTAGAGGCATTCGCGCAGTTCGGCGATGACAAGGGCCAAGCCGCCCGTCTCGTCCGGCGCAACAGCGACAAGACGTGCAACACGTTCGGCGTATTCGCCGGCACGGCCGACGCCGACTTTGCGCCGCACTATGCGCTCGGTTCCGCCGCGCGCTTTTTCTATTGCGCCAAGGCGACGCGCGCGGACAGGAACGAAGGGCTCGACGACCCGGGCCCGCAGTTCAAGCATGGTTCGACGCTGCGCGACGCGGAAAACCTTGGGGCCGAGCGCAAGGGCAACCATCACCCGACTGTCAAGCCGACCGACCTCATGGCCTACCTCTGCCGGCTCGTGACGCCGCCCGGCATGACCGTGCTCGACCCGTTCATGGGCTCGGGCTCGACCGGGAAGGCGTGCGCGCGGGAGGGACTCCGGTTCGTTGGCGTCGAGCAGACGCCCGACTACGTCGAAATCGCGCGGGCGCGCATCGAATACGAGCTGGAGCGCGTCGCGGCGGAAGCTGCGGAACGCGACCGCCAGCCAGATCTTTTCTAGGAGACGGCATGAACGCCACCGACCAATACTTCGAGGACGGCCTGCGCGCCGTGCCGCAAAGCATCGAGGCCGAGCAGTCGGTGCTCGGCGCGCTGATGATCGACAACGACGCGATCGACCGGATCGGCGAACTGCGCGCCAGCGACTTCTTCCGGTACGAGCACCGGATCATCTTCGAGGCGATCAGCAAGTTGGTCATCAGCGGCCGCACGGCCGATGTGGTTACCGTGTTTGATCGGCTGTCCGTCGACGGGACGCTCGATCGGACCGGCGGCTTGCCGTACCTGAATTCGGTCGTGCAGAGCACGCCGGGTGCGGCGAACATCCGCCGCTACGCCGAGATCGTGATAGAGCGCGCGAAGCTTCGGCAGTTGCTGTCGGCCGTCGACGAGATCGGTGCCGAGGTGGCGAATCCTATGGGGCGCAGTGCCGAAGAACTGGTCGCGATTGCGCAATCGAAGTTCGAGCCGCTGGCCGACGGCCGCACGGACGGCCCGAAGTTCATCGGCGAGTACCTGACGCCAGTCGTCCAGACGATCGACAGCGAGTACCACGGCAACACGCCGACCGCGACGTCGACCGGCCTGTCCGACCTCGACTACAAGCTTGGCGGTGGCATGCGCGGCGGCGACTTGATCATCCTGGCCGGGCGCCCATCGATGGGCAAGACCGCGATGGCGATGGCGATCGCTGAGCACGTCGCCGCCAACTTTGGCCCGGCGCTGATCGACTCGCTGGAAATGCCAGGCGCGCAGCTGACCCAGCGCGCGATCGCGCGGCAGGGCGACATCGCGCTGCACCGCGTGCGCAACGGATCGCAGTTCACCGATTCCGACTGGCCGAAGCTGACACAAGTCGTTGGCCGGCTGGCCGAGCTTCCGCTGCTCGTCGACGAAATGTCGCAGATGACCCTCGCCGACATCGCGAGCCGCGCGCGCGCCGTGAAGCGGAAGCACGGGCTGAAGCTGCTCGTCGTCGACTACCTGCAGCTCATGACCGGCGGCCCGGACGAGCGCCACGACCTGCGCATCGCCAGCTACTCGGCCGGCCTGAAGGCGCTCGCGAAGCAGCTCGACATCCCGGTGATCGCGCTGTCGCAGCTGAACCGCGCGCTCGAGCAGCGCCCGAATAAGCGGCCGATCATGGCCGACCTTCGCGACTCCGGCGCGATCGAGCAGGATGCCGACACGATCCTGTTCCTGTACCGCGATGAGGTCTACCACGAGAACACGCCGGACCCGGGCGTCGCGGAAATCATCATCGCGAAGCAGCGAAACGGCGCGCTCGGCACGGCGTACGCGTCGTTCGTGCACGAGCAGGCGAAGTTCGGCGACCTCGCGATGGGGTACGTGCCGACGCCGCGCACCGCACCTTCCAAATCCCGAGGCTTCAACGATGACTGAAATCATGACCGACTTCGACGTCGCGCCGGTGCCCGCGCGCGCGCCGACCTTGAACATTCTCGCGCTGGACCTCGGCACGAGCTGCGGCTGGGCGCTCGCGCGTGGTGCCGAGGTGACCTACGGCACGAAGAACCTCTCGGCGCGGGCGAAGGATGGTCCTGGTCAACGCTGGTTGCGCTTCCGCGCGATGCTCGGCAACCACTATGCGGCCGCCGGCGAGCTCCACGCCATCTACTACGAGCACGTCAGCGCGCACGGCCCGCGAGAGCGCCCGAACGTGATCGCCGCGCACGTGTACGGCGGCTTCCTCGCGCACCTCGAGGCGTGGTGCGACGTGCAGCGCGTGCGCCTGGTGCCGGTGTCGGTCGGCACCGTGAAGAAGGCGTGGACCGGCCGCGGCAACGCGAACAAGGACGCGATGATCGCGACCGCGCGCGAGCGCGGCTTCAAGGTCGGTGCGGACGAAGACGACACGGCCGACGCGCTGGCGATTCTGCACGTCGGGCTGAAGCAGGAGGGCATGTGATGAAGTGGACCGCCGAGCAAGAAGCGCTGCTGCGGAAGTACTGGTTCGCTGAAGGCAGCCTGAAAGAACACCTCCACGAGTTCGGGGATCGCACGTATGAGCAAGTGGTTTCCCATGCGAAGAAGAAGCTGAAATTCGGCCCGCGCCCGCACTCGGCCCGCGGTGTTCCGGGATACGTGCTGGACCGGATCGCGGAAGAACTGAAGAACGGCCCCGGGACGGCGCCCGAATTGATCGCGCGAACAGGCTTGTCGCGGGCGGGCGTCTGCAAGTACGCCAACAAGAAAGTCGCTGGCCCTTCGGCGCCGTTCCACATCCTGAAGTGGATCAGGCGTGCCGCAGGCGGAAAGCCCGTCCCGATGTTCATCGCAGGTCCCGGGCGAAACGCGCCGGAGCCGGCGCGCCTGACGGGCGCCGAGAAGTCACGGCGCTACCGCGCGCGTCGGAAGGTGTGCAGCGATCCGTTCGCGGCGGCGCGCGGGTTGGTCAAGGTGCCAGACATCGGGGCCGGTCGTGTGTACTGCCAGCCCATGGACGTGACGGACAACGTTGAAGAGGCGGCCTGATGGAACGCCTCATCCTCAACGGCCGCATCGCCGACGTACCTGCCGGGCAGCCGGTCGCGCTGCAGTGGCGCGAAGGATATGCGGTTCTCGCCGCGTTCGGCCGCCGCGCGCACTGGTTCCGGCGTGAAGCGCCGCGCGCGGTATCGATCGACGGAATACCCACTTTGATCACGCCGGTCACGACGGCGTGCGGTCACACCCGATTCGAGGTCGGGCCGGCCGGGCTGCTCGAGCGCGGCAAATTCGAAGTGTGTCAGCGCTGCGCGGCGGCGCGCGGGGAGGGAGCGTGAGCGGATTTGTGATTCAACTGGGCGCCGACGGCGTCTACACGAAGCAGGGCGGCCCTGCGCTGCAGCCGCAGCAGGCGGTGCTGCTCGCGGACGGCCTGTTCGCGCTGCCCCAGTACTACGAGGAATCGCGCAGCGACGTGCTGGTCGCGCGCGAGTGGCGGATCCCGTTCGGCTTCGGGCACTTCCTCGTACGCGAGTTCCTGCCGGTCGCTGACGCGCCGAAGGAGTGGCCGTGGTAGCACGCCTCATCGGTGTCGGAATCCCGAAAACGCTCACCTTCCGGTCGGAGCGGTATCGGCGCGCTGTCGCATCGCTGCCGTGCGCATGCTGCGGCAAACCTGGCCCATCTCAGGCTGCGCACTCGAACCTGCCGGAGCACGGCAAAGGCATGTCGATGAAGGCGAGCGATGCCGCGCTGTTCCCGCTCTGTCCCGACTGCCACCGCGATTACGACCAAGGTGCGCACTACACCCGCGACGAGCGTCGACAGCTCGCATTCGAATGGATCGCAGCAACCCATATCGCGCTGATCGAGCGCGGTCTCATCGAGGTCACGAAATGACGAAACGCCTGTACATGATGTCGCCACTGGAATACGAGATCTTCACGCAGCAGTGCAACCCGCCCGCGCTGCTGGTGGTCCAGCGCGGTGGCGAGGTCTGCTGGAACAGGTTCGAAGGCGCCGAAGCCTTCTGGACCGCGCTCGGCGAGGTGCACGGCTTCGACTGGACGACTGCGGAATCGTGCGACGGGCTGCACGTCGCGTATTTCCGAGCCACTCCAAAGGAGGCGTCATGACCTGCATCGTGGCCGTCAAACATGAGACGGGCATCTACATGGGCGCCGATTCGGCTGGTGTCGGCGGCTGGACGGTATGGGACCGTCTGGATCCGAAGATCTATCGCGTCGGGCCGTTCTTGATCGGCTTCACGACTTCCTACCGCATGGGCCAGTTGCTCAGGTATAGCTTGTCGGTTCCGGATCACCGCGAGGGCGTCGACACATTTGCCTTCATGTGCACGACGTTCGTCGACGCGGTGCGCGAATGCCTGAAAAAGGGCGGCTTCGCGCACCGCGAGAACGAGCGAGAGGAAGGCGGCACGTTCCTGTGCGCGTACCGCGGGCGCGTCTTCCGTGTCGAAAATGACTATCAGATCGGTGAAAGCGCGACCAACTTCGACGCTTGCGGCTGCGGTCAGGAATTTGCGCTTGGTTCGCTTTACAGCACGAGCGGCATGGAACCGGAACAGCGCGTGCGCACCGCGCTCTGCGCTGCGCAGCGGTTTTCCGCCGGCGTGCGCGAGCCGTTCCTCATCGAGGTGGCGCGATGAGTACGGTAGCTGCCGCATACAAGCCGCTGACGGACGCCGAATGGAAGGCGGTCGAGCCGCTGTTCAGCACGTACGTGTACCAGCGCGGCGCGCCGTCGCGCTTCAGCGACCGAATCTGCCTCGACGCGATCTTGCACTCGATGACCATCGGCTGCGCGTTCTCGAAGCTGCCCGACAACCTTGGCTACCCGAAGCGCCAGGCGCTGTACCGCCGCGCGGCGTCGATGCGGTCGTCGGAGGCGCTCCCGAAGGCGATCGCAATCCTGCGGCGCACCGGCCGCGCGCTGCCCGAGGAACCGGAAAACGATCCGGAGCCGGAGGAGTTGCCGGCCGCGCCGCGCAGCTTCGGCGCGCAGGCGACGATCGAGGCGATGCAGGCGGCGGCGCGCGCGCGGCTGGTGCGCGGCCTGCCGCCGGACTGGAGGGATGACGATGTCTGACCGACTCTTTCACGCGTTCATGCTGCGCTCGCCGATGGTCTGGGCGTCCGTCGTGCAGGTGGTGAAGGCGCACGCGCAGGCGTTCATCGACCGCGGCAAGCCGCTGATGGTGATCGTCACCAGCCCCGACCACGACGCGCTCGACTCGCAGCGCGCGTTCTGGCACGGCGTCGTGCTGCCGCGGATCGCGGAGGAAGTGCCGGACGACGACGGCGAGCTGCAGCCGGCGACGTACTGGCACGAGAAGCTGGTGCTCGAATTTCTCGGCATGGCCGAAACGGTGAGCGAGGGCGGGAAGATCCGGCGCACGCGTCGCTCGACCGCGCGCGGGAAGATCACGATCGGCGAGTACGCGGACCTGATCACGCGCACGCAGGCGTGGGCCGCGCAGCGAGGTGTCGAATGGGACTGACCCAGCGCAGGCGCACGATCCACATCTGGCGCGATCGCGGCGCGAACGAATGGCGAGTTCGGTACGAATCCTTTTCGATAATTTTCGGCGTGGTCGGTATCGAGTGGGGCTTCAGCACTATGGAAATGGCGTTCGACCACGCGCGGCAAGTTTGGGAAATCTGGCACCCCGCCACGAAAGGAGAAACGGCATGCTCGAATGGCTGAAACGACTGGTCGCGCGGCGCGAACTGGCGGAACTCGACGAGCTGCGCCGGGAGATGCTCATACTGGATTTCGGGCGATCCGTAGACCGACATCAAGACTGGATCAAGAAATTCGCCGCCGAGTCGGGCGCGGCCAGCCACGAGGAGCCTAGGCGCGGCGTCGACTACCGGTTCCTCGGCATGACCGGCGAGGAGGACGCGTGACCGGAAAGGGTGGCGCTTTGACCGTCGAACGTGTTCGCGAGGTCCTTGATTACGATCCTGTCAGCGGGACGTTTCGCTGGAAGCGTCGGATGAGCCGCAGATCAAAAGCCGGGGATATTGCTGGCCACGTCGACGAACAAGGCTATCGATATATTCGAATTGACGGGCGTTCATACGGGGCTCATCGATTGGCGTGGATGCATTTCTATGGGGAGGAACCGCCGCGAGAGATCGATCATCGAGAAGGCGTTAGGAATGGCGACGGAATCGGTAATTTAAGAGCATCGACTCGCAGCCAAAATAAGGCTAACTCGAAAATCCAACGAAATAATACCTCCGGCGCAAAAGGCGTCAGGCGAGACGGGGACCGGTGGGTAGCGTACGTGAATATCGCTGGCAAGCGCAAGCATCTAGGCACGTTCGACACGTTCGAACTTGCGGTGGCGGCGCGCCGCGCTGCGGCTGAATCGATTTATGGTGAATTCGCGAGGCACGAATAATATGGACGCAATTTTTCGATCCACACAACAGGCATTGCACGTCGCATATCTGGTAATGAGCGAACCGGTGCGCGAGAAGAATGGTCTCCGATTAACCTTGATTCGCATCATCGAGTCAATCGGCACGCTGAATCGCCGGCAGGCCGCCTTTCTCGACTACCTGTACGGGAGCGCCGACGGTACCGTGAACTTCGCCGGCCTGTCGCCGCTCGAGGTGCGCGGCCAGTGCGCGATGATCACTGCCGCCGTGCTGCACCAGCTGCCGCCGGCCGAGCGCCACGCAATCTGGGTGCGTTACGCGCGCGGCACGCAGCGGAAGGAGGGCGTCATCTGGACGTCGAAGAAGCTGCGCGCGACGCTGAACCTCACGAACCTGAACGCGGTGCGCTACCTGGTCGCCGAGCAGTCGCTGCCGAAAGACGAGCGCGACCCGGAGAAGACGTTCAAGTACATAGCGGCTCAAACCGGCGTGCCGGTCCGCACGCTCGAGCGCGCGGCGCAGCAGATCCGCCTGCAGCTGCGCGCGATGGAGAACCGCGCGTACGACATGCTGACGCCGCTATTCGTGCGCGACGAGCTCGTATGCGCGGCCAGCGAAGAGGAAGTAGCATAGCCACGATCGCCACACTGGAGGCCGAGATGCCGAGAACGATGGAGTGGTACGGGATGCTTCGAGAAGCGATGGAAGAGGACGGCGAGAACTTCGACGAACGGGTGTGCACCCTTGACGAGAATGGCCTGCGCCTGCCGTTTGTCTATAGCGATGCGCCACCATTCACGGCGTGGGGGCGGAAGTGGGTGTACTTCCCGATCTGCTTCGACAACCAGGTATGGATCGGGCATGCGCCGCGTGATCCTTGTGATATTGCGATGGAGCCGCAGGGCGGCTGATTAAGAGGTGATCGCCTGAAAATTTCAGGAAACCCTTATGCATCAAGGATTTGCGCCGAAATAATTAGGAGAATGTGGCGGATGGGTTTATCGTATCCGGCATCGTAGGATCACTGACAGCCCAGAAAGCCCGCGCGACGAGAGTCCGCGGGCTTTTTTCATTCCACGACCAGGAGACGAGGCGATGTCCGACCTCAATGCAACGCAAGGCGCCGATGGCGCAACGAATGCCGGCGTCGGCGCAACGGCAGATGCCGCGCCGTCGTCGACGGAGCTGGCCTTCCCGACGGACGCTGGCGCCGCTCCGGTGGGGGAGTTCGGTTCGGCTGCGCCTGCGGCGGCGGATGCCGGCTGGACGCAATCCGCCGCGACCGCGAGCGCGCTGACGGATGGTACGACCGGCGCAGCCGCTGGCGCTGATGGCGCGCCAGCATTGAATGAGCTGTTGAGTACCGATGCCGTACCGGCCGGCGAACAGATCGCCAGTGGCGAGGTCACACTGCTCGCTGATACGGCCACCGTGGTCGCCGTGCCACTGCTGCCCCGCGTCGAGCAGCTCGGTCGCCGCGCGTTCGACGCCGGCCAGACCGACGAGCACAACCTGATGGCGTGGCTGCACCAGTACATCGACGCGCTGAAGCGCGCGATCGCCGGCGCGCCGGGCCTGCCGCTGTCGGACGACGCGAAGGCGCTCGTCGACGAGCTGAAGGGGCTGCTGTAGGCCCACGCAGGAGCGGCGCGACAGTCCGCATGGGTTCAGACTGGCCCGATGGTTGAGGAGCACCCACCCTCGCTAACCAGGTGAAGGCACCGACGAGACGAACGCCTCAACACACTGCCGGGAAGGGCATCCCGGGTGCAGCGCCCATAGCGTGCCGCTGGCTCTGCGATACGAGCACCTTCATACGGGGGAACGGAAAACGCTGGCGCTCCTAGCTGGAAATCGGACGAGACCGTACACCTCGAATGATCAAAGCGAAGTAGTGCTGCGCCGCTGGGGGGATTCCGGGTCTCCTAGCGCGGCAAAGACAGCGCCCCTGTATGAGGGTGAACGCGCAGGCTGATGCGCACTGAACAATCGTATGTCGAGCGTCAAGCCGACCGAAGCGCCATTTGGCGGACGGGTGGGTCGGTAACGTCGGGACCGGGGCTGCGGCCAACCGGTGAAACCTCGATAAGCCGGAGATCAGCGCCGGCCGCTCTCACTGTGTCTCCTCTCAGGTCCTCGGACCAGAGTTCGCCCGCACCGGGAAACCGGTCGCGGGCTTTTTGTTTTCCACGCCCGGCGGCTCGCCGGTAGATCATGCTCGCCGCCCGCGGGCTGAGAGAAACGTTCTTCCTCATGCCATGGGTACTCCAACCAAACCAGCGACGAAGCCGAAAGGCGGTCGTCCCAGCTCGTATCGCCCGGAGTACGCCGAGCAGGCCGCGAAGCTGACGAAGCTCGGTGCGACCGACTCCGAACTGTCCGACTTCTTCGGGGTGGCCGAGAAGACGCTGAACAACTGGAAGCGTCAGCATCCGGAGTTTTTACAGTCCATAAAAAGCGGCAAGTCGCTCGCGGACGCTGAGATCGCGGACAGCCTCTTCAACCGAGCGAAAGGCTACGAGCACGACGACCTCGACCTGCGAGTGATCGGCGGCAAGCTGCGAAAGACGAAGATCCGGAAGCACTACCCGCCGGATACGACGGCCGCGATCTTCTGGCTGAAGAACCGGCAGCCCGAGAAGTGGCGCGATGTGACGAAGACGGAGATCACCGGCCGCAACGGCGGCCCTATCGAAACCCATGAACTCTCCGACGCCGAACGAGCTAGCCGAATTACTGCCCTACTTGACGCAGCAAGAGCGCGACGAGCTGGACAGGCTTCTGTTGCAGAGCCAGAAGTGGATTCCGCTGCCGGGCCCGCAGAGCCAGGCGTATGAGTGTGACGCCGACCTGATCCTATACGGCGGCGCGGCGGGCGGCGGTAAATCCGACCTCGCGCTGGGGAAGGCGCTGACGAAGCACCGGCGGTCGCTGATCCTGCGCCGAGAGTTCCCGCAGCTCGAGGGCATGGTCGAGCGTTCGAAGGAAATGTTTAGCGCGCACGGCAGCTACAACGAAAAGGGCTGGTGGCGCTGCAACTTCGAGAAGAAGAGCCGGTTCATCCGGTTTGGCTCAGTGCAGCACGAGAAGGATCTCAAGAAGCTGCAGGGTCGGCCGCACGACCTACTGGTCTTCGACGAGGCGGCGAACTTCCCCGCAGCGTTCGTCCAGTTCCTGACGACGTGGATCCGGACCGAGCATCAGGACCAGAAGTGCCAGCTGCTGCTCTGCTCGAACCCGCCGACCGATCCGGAGGGCGACTGGCTGCTGAAATGGTTCGCGCCGTGGCTCGACCCGAACCACCCGAACCAGGCCAAGCCAGGCGAGCTGCGCTGGTACATCATCGTCGGCGACGAGCACATCGAGGTCGACAGCCCGGCTCCGGTAAAGCGCGGCGAGGAGACCTACACACCGCAGTCGCGCACGTTCATTCCGGCCCGCGTGACGGACAACCCGTACTACGCCGGCACCGGCTACGTTGCGAAGCTGCAGGCTCTGCCCGAACCGCTGCGCTCGAAGATGCTGAAGGGCGACTTCGCAGCGGGCCGCGAGGACAGCGCATTCCAAGTGATCCCGAGCGCGTGGGTGAAGGCCGCGCAGGAGCGCTGGAAGCAGCGCGAGAAGCCGATGACGCCGATGACGGCGATCGGCGTTGACGTCGCACGCGGCGGCAAGGACAAGACGGTCGCGACGCCGCGCTTCGACAACTACTTCGACACGCCGGTGTGCGAGCCCGGGCAGTCGACGCCGAATGGGCAGGCGGTCGCGACGCTGGTCATGAACATGCGCCGCGATGACGCAACGGTGAACATCGACATCGGCGGCGTTGGCACCTCGCCGTATGACGTGCTCGCCGAGAAGATTGGGATGAAGGCGGTCGCGATGAACGGCGCCGAAGGCTCCGACGCACGCGACAAGTCCGGCCAGCTCGCATTCGTCAACGCGCGCGCCGAGTGGTACTGGAAGTTGCGCGAAGCGCTCGATCCGGTCGGCGGCGACGAACTGGCGATTCCGCCGGATCCCGAACTGCTCGCCGACCTGACGACGCCGCGCTGGAAGCTGACCGCCCGCGGCATCCAGATCGAGGCGAAGGAAGAAATCATCAAGCGGATCAAGCGATCGCCGGACAAAGGCGACTCGCTGGTCTATGCCCACGCGATCAAGATCGCGCCGGGTACCGGGCTGTTCGCGTTCATGCAGCAGCAGGCGGCCGACGCCGAGGCAGCGAAGAAAGCCGCCAACGGCAACAAGTAACCCATCTAGGAGCAGGAGATGCCTGACGGCGGCAAGGAAACCCCCATCGATAGCGCGATGGTAGGGCGCGCCACGGGCCAAACGCCGAACTACGGCGTCGTCGATTCGCGCTACGTGATCCAGGGCACGAATACTGCGTGGATGTCACCGGGACCGGGTCTGCCGCCGCTGACCGAGTTCCCCGGCGCGCAGACGCGCGGGCGCCAGTTCGATTTCCCGGTCAACGTCAACCTGATCCCGCGTGCGCGGACGTACGAGCAGGTTTCGTTCGATCAACTGCGCGCGCTGGCGGACAACTGCGACATCCTCCGGCTCGTCATCGAGAACGAGAAGGACAACCTCGCGGCGCTGAAGTGGAAGTTCAAGCCGCGCGACCCGAAGAAGAAGCCGGACGAACGCTGCAAGCAGCTCACCGACTTCTTCCAGATGCCGGACAAGGAGCACACGTGGGACGAGTGGCTGCGCATGCTGCTCGAGGACCTGTTCGTCATCGACGCTCCGACGCTGTACCCGCTGAAGACGAAGGGCGGCGACGTGGCGCCGAGCGGCACGCTCAGCGACTGGTACGGCTTCGAGCCGATGGACGGCTCGACGATCAAGCGCTTCATCCTGCCGAACGGCCGCACGCCGCTGCCGCCGAACCCGGCGTACCAGCAGATCCTGAAGGGCATCCAGGCGGTCGACTACACGCGCGACGAGCTGATCTATCGGCCGCGCAACCCGCGCACGAACAAGATCTACGGGTATAGCCCGGTCGAGCAGGTGCTGATGACCGTCAACATTTCGATCCGCCGCGCGCTGAACCAGCTGTCGTACTACACCGAGGGCAACGTGCCCGACCTGCTGTTCGGCGTGCCGGACAGCTGGCAGCCGGACCAGATCAAGCAGTTCCAGACGTGGTGGGACTCGCTGACCGTCGGTGGCACGAAGAAGCAGGGCCGTTTCATCCCGGGCGGCATCACGCCGCACGACACGAAGCCGCTCGCGCTTAAGGACGAGTACGACGAGTGGCTGGCCCGCGTGATCTGCTTCGCGTTCTCGACCGCGCCGACGCCGTTCATCCGGCAGATGAACCGGGCGACGGCGGACAACGCGAAGGAAGAGGCGAAACAGGAAGGGCTACTGCCGCGGATGAACTGGATCCGCAACCTGGTCAATTACATCGTCTGGAAGTACTTCGGCTGGACGGATCTGGAGTTCGATTGGGATCAGGCCGAGGAACTCGATCCGCTGATCGCCGCGCAGATCCAGGACCTCAAGGTCCGCAACGGCACGAAGTCGGTCGACGAGGCGCGCCAAGAAGATGGCGACGATCCGATTGGTATGGGCAATGCGGTCTATACGGCGACCGGCCCCGTCGGGGTGATGGACTTCGACAAGCAGCAGGAAGAGAAGCAGCGCGCCGCAGCGGAAGCGTCCGCCGCCGCTGCGCATGCCGGCGGCGCGCCGCGCGCGCCCGGCGAGGAGCCTCCCGATGACACGCCTCCCAGCGACAAGCCTGCGCCTTCTGCACCGGAAGACAAACCGGAGCCTGCTGATAAGCACGCTCATCCGGTCGTCGAAAAAAAAAGTCCCTGACTGGTACTGACCCGGACGCCGAGCACGTCGAGGCCGGCACCGAAGCGCTAGCCGCGATCCTCGAGCCGTTCCTCGAGGCGCAGGCCGGCGCGATCGCCGCGCAGCTCGCCGCCACGCTCGGCCTCGGGAAGATGGCCGAGGACGATCCGAAGTTTCGCGCCGACGACGCGCTCGACAAGGTCGACTTCACCGACTGGAGCGACCTGGTGAAGCCGGTCGAGGACGAACTCGTGCGCGTGGCTGTTGCCGGCGGCACTGAAGCGCTCAAGCAACTCGACCTGTTCGGCGACGAGACGAAGGACCAGATGACGCAGCACGCGACCGCGTGGGCGCACGAGCGCGCGGCCGAGATGGTCGGCATGAAGTGGGCCGACGACGGCTCGCTGATGCCGAACCCGGATGCGAAGTGGCAGATCACGCAGGGCACGCGCGAGCTGATCCGTGGCACGGTGACGCGTGCGGTGAAGGAAGGCTGGAGTAACGATGAACTGGCCTCCGAGTTGAAGGCCAATACGGCCTTCTCGAAGGAGCGCGCGCTGCTCATCGCCCGGACCGAGTCTCGGTTCGCCGGAACAGGCGGTCATCTCGCTGGATGGAATGCAAGTTCGGTCATCCAGAAGAAGGAGTGGGCTGCATTTCCCGGATGCTGCGACCTCTGTCAGTCACTCGATGGCGAGCAGGTTGCCCTCGATGAAGAGTTTTCCGCTGGTTCCCGGTTGGGGCCTCCGCTGCATCCACGTTGTCGGTGCCGAATTCTTCCAGTACTGAAACCTGAGTAACCCCCGGCGCCCCGCCGATCCACTGGAGCTATCCATGTCCCTGAAACTGTTTGCCCGTCTGACCAAGGTCGACGAAGAGAAGCGCCTTGTGTACGGCCGCGCGACGGAGGAAGTCGTCGACCGCGCCGGCGAGATCATGGATTACGCCACGTCGAAGCCGTACTTCGAGAAGTGGTCCGGCGACGTCGCGAAGGCGACGGACGGCAAGTCGGTCGGCAACCTTCGCGCGATGCACAACAACATCGCCGCCGGCAAGCTGACCGCGATCGACTTCCTCGACGCCGAGAAGGCGATCGACATCTGCGCGAAGGTGGTCGACGACGCCGAGTGGGACAAGGTGCTCGAAGGCGTCTACACCGGCTTCTCGATCGGCGGCGATTACGTGAAGCGCTGGGCCGACGCCGAGCTCAGCGCGCGCCGCTTTACCGCCAACCCGTGTGAGATCTCGTTGGTCGACCTGCCGTGCGTGCCGACGGCGTCGTTCTTCAGCATCGAGAAGGCCGACGGCTCGGTCATGCAGAAGGCGTTCAAGCCGGCCGCCGCGCCGGTGCCGGTTACGGCCGACACGTTCTCGGACGAGGTCGCGGCGCTCGCGAAGGCTGGTGACCTGTCTCTCGACGAGATGCTTGAGGCGATCCGGAAGGCGAAGGACGACAAGAAGAAACCGTACGGCGACGTGAAATACGCCGACGAGAAGAACAGCAAGTACCCGATCGATACGGAAGAGCACATCCGTGCCGCCTGGTCGTACATCAACAAGGAAAAGGACGCAGCCGAGTACAGCGCCGACGAGCTGAAGACGGTCAAGGACCGAATCATCGCCGCGTGGAAGGACAAGATCGACAAGGACGGGCCGCCGTCGGCCGCCGACAAGTGGGCCGAGCCGGTGCTCACGAAGGGCGGCAAGCCGGTGATCGTCTCGCCGGAGAACCTGACGCTGGCGGCGCGGCTCGCGCTGCACAAGGGCATGTACAACGTGTCGACGCTGGCGAACCTGCTCGCGTCGATCCACTACCTGCAGCAGTCGAGCGCGAGCGAGGAAGCCGCCGAAGGCGACGGCTCGACGATGCCGGACGACCTGAAGGAATGGCTCGCACGCGGCGGCGAGCTGCTGACCGCGATGGTCGCCGAGGAAGTCGCCGAGCTGACGGACGAAGACGGCAACGTCGACTCGCCGTGGGTCTACTTCTTCGAATGTGCGGCGGCCTCCGAGAGCCTGCACAAGGCTGCCGTGGCGACCGGCATCGCCGACATGCACGAGGCGTTCGAGAAGCTGCTCGCGAAGGCTGGCGCGCGCAACAGCGGCGCGGACATGGAGCGCATCCAGAAGGCGCACGACCTGATGGGCGAACTCGGCGCGAAGTGCGCGAAGGACGCCGACGGCGACATGGACGCCGAGAAGGCCGCCCATGCCGATACGCTGAGCAAGCTCACGGCGGCCGGCGAGTCGCTCGCGAAGCTGACGGCGGATCTCGCCATGGCGACTGAACAGGTTGCGAAGGCAGCCCTCGAGCGCGACGAGCTGACGAAAGCCGTCGCGACGCTGGCTGGCGAGCGCGACACGCTCCAGAAGCAATTCGATGAGCAGGCCGCGCTGGTCAAGAAGCTGAGCGAGACCCCAGTCGATCCGAAGGGCGCACTGAATAGCGTCGCGGTCGCGATCGGGAAGAGCCACGATTTCGTCGCCGGCGAGCAGCAGGAGGAAGTCGAACCCGTACGAAAGGCGGACGGCAGCATTGACGAAGCAGCTACCGCAATCAAGAAGGCCCGACGGAATGGCGGTGTGATCGTCTTCCGCGGTTGATCCACTCCAGAAGTTTCCCATCCACCCATAACCCGCCGGCATAGCCCGGCAATCCGTCACACCACAAAAGGCCCGCCATTGCGCGGGCCTTTTTCATTGGAGTCGAAGAAATGGACGCGAAGACGATTCAAGAAACGCTGGAGCTGGTCAAGGGCCAATACGGCTTGGGCAAGACGATCACCACGGCGAACAACCTGGTCGCGTACGACCTGCAGGCACCGGCGAAGAACCTGTATCCGGTCGTGACGCCCCTCCGCAACAAAATGGCGCGCGTGCCCGGCAAGGGCGGCGTCGCGACGAACTGGCGCACCGTCAAGGCGATCGTCGGCTCGGGCTACGACTCGTCGCCCTGGGTGCCGGAAGGTCAGCGCTCGGGCCGCATGTCGTACAACACGGCACCCGTCGCCGCTAACTACGTCACGATCGGCGAAGAAGACGGCGTGACGTTCGAAGCCGAACACGCGGGCGAAGGCTTCGAAGACGTCAAGGCGACGATGGCGATGCGCCTGCTCCAGAAGACGATGCTGAAGGAAGAAAACGCGATCCTCGGCGGCAACAACTCGCTGGCGCTGGGCGTGCCGACTGCACCGACGCTTTCGGCTGCCGGTTCGGGTGCCACGCTGCCGGCCGCGACCTACAGCGTGATCGTCGTCGCGCTGACGCTGGAAGGCTTCATCAACAGCTCGGTCTCGAACGGTGTCGCCACGCAGAAGACCGTCACTGGCGCCGACGGACAGACGTACGTCGTCACCGGCGGCTCGTCGAACCAGTCGTCGAACACCACGCAGGCAGTCACGCTCGGCCAGACGCTGTCCGCCACGGTGCCGGTCGTCACCGGCGCTGTCGCATATGCTTGGTACGTCGGCACGGCGGGCTCGGAAAAGCTGCAGGCGATCACGACGATCAACAGCGCGACGTTCTCCGCGCCGCTTTCGAGCAGCACGCAGGCCGCGACGGCGATCACGGCCGACAACTCGACGAACCCGCTGGCATTCGACGGCCTGCTCACGACCGCGTTCAAGCCGGCGAATGGCGCGTACGTGAAGGTGATGCCGACTGGCACCGCCGGCACCGGCACGCCGCTCACCGCGTCGGGTCGCGGTTCGGTCGTCGAGATCGACACGATGCTGAAGTCGATGTGGGACACGTACCAGTTGGGCGCCACGGTGCTGTACGTCAACTCGCAAGAGCAGATGAACATCACCAACAAGGTGCTCAACAACTCGAGCGGCCCGCTGCTGCGCTACAACCAGCCGGCCGCCGGTAAGGAGCCGTACGCGCTCGTGGCATCGGGTGTCGTGACCTTCTACTTCAACCCGTTCACGGCGAACGGCGGCCAGCTCATTCCGGTGATGCTGCACCCGAAGGTCCCGCCGGGCACGATCGTCGCCTGGTGCGAAGAACTCCCGCTCTGGTACCAGAACAACGAAGTCAGCAACGTGGCGGAAATCCACTGCCGCAAGGATTACTATCAGCTCGACTTCCCGATCGTCACGCGTATGTGGCAGTCGGGCGTGTACGCGGAAGAAGTGCTGGCGGTGTACGCGCCGTTCGCGATGGCGATCATCACCAACATCGCTGCTGGTTGATGTAGATGCGGCGCCTCGACTTCTGGTCCATGGTCGAAATTCGCGACCCGGACGAATGCTGGCCGTGGATGGGAAGTCGCTTGCGCGGCGGCTACGGGCACTTTCGGAAAACGACGGCCCATCGAATTGCCTACGCGGCGTTCGAAGGGCCGATTCCGAAAGGTCTCGTCGTCATGCACACCTGCGACAACCCGTGTTGCTGTAACCCGGCGCATCTGAAAGCCGGAACCCAGAAGGACAACATCGCCGACATGCACGCCAAGGGCCGCGCGGGAGACTGCGCGGTCCATGGCGAGCACCACGGTCGATCGAAGCTCACATGGGGCATCGTGGATGAAATCCGTTCAGCCTATGCGGCTGGCGGCGTCTCGCAGCAGACGCTTGCCGACAAGTACGGCGTGAACCAATCCAAAATCAGCGCGGTCGTGTTGGAGCAAACATGGAAGCCGGAGCATCGGCCGACGGCAGTTTGACCGAGCAGTAGAGCAGCGAGCGAGTTCGCCCCGGCTTCGGTCGGGGCCTTTTTCTTCCACGAGGTCCGTCAGCATGGCCAATCACGCTCAGGCGGTAACGCCATCGGACAGCACGCCGTTGCCGGCCACGGCGTATCTGTCCTTCACGAACAGCGGGACGCAGGTTCTCGTCATCGACACCGTCGGCGGAGAAACGAACGTGTCGATCACGCTGCCTTCCGGCATGTATCCGATCCGTGCGACGAAGGTGTATGCCGCGAGCACGGTGACGAACATCGTCGCGTACTGGGATTGACGGGAGAACGACATGGCGAAGTTCAAGGCGCCGAAGAATTTCGGCGGCATCACGCATGGCGGCGAGACGTACAAGCCCAGCAAGGGCGGCGTCATCATGCTGCCGGACGATTTCTCTGCCGAGGTGGCAGCCGCGCACGGCATTGTGCTGACCGACGACGCACCGGCGGACGAGCCGGCCGGCGACGGCGACGCCAGCACCGCGGCAGCGGGCGAAGGCACGGGGGCGTGACGTGGCGGCCGGCGATCTGACGACGCTCGCGAACGCGAAGCAATGGCTGAACGTGCCCAGCACCGTGACGGGCGACGACGCGATGCTCACGCGCCTCGTGACCGCGGCGAGCCAGTTCGTGCAGACGTACCTGAACCGGACGATCGCCTCGGCTGCCTACACGGAGAAGCACACCGGCAGCGGCTCGAACACGCTCGCTCTGCCGAATTACCCGATCACGGCCGTCTCGTCGCTCGCGATCCGCGGCGTGCCGATCGCGGCGTCGCCGGACGGCGTGCAGGTCGGCTATACGTTCGACGATCGCTTCCTGTACCTGATCGGCAACGTAGGTTTCAGCGCGTTCCCGAATGGAGCGGACGGCCAGTTCCCGAAGTGGCCACCGCTCGGCGTGCAGGTCGCGTACACGGCTGGATTCGCGGCCACGCCGCCGGAAATCGAGCAGGCGGTGCTCGAGCTGATCGGCCTGAAGTATTCGGACCGCAACCACTTCGGCCAGGTCAGCAAGTCGATCAACGGCGAGGTGGTGTCGTTCTCGGTGGCGGACATGCCGGCTGGCGTGCGCACGATCCTGAACAACTACCGCAAGGTGGTCCCGGTATGAGATTCGACGCAGAGGTGAAGGGCCAGTCGCAGGTCATCGCGCGTATCGGCCGCATCACACCGAACATCCGCAATGCACTTCAGGAACGAATCGAGCGGATCGTGGTGCAACTTGAGGGATATGTTGTTCGCAACAAGCTGAGCGGCCAAGTATTGAACGTGCGAACTGGGCGGCTCGCCGATTCGATTAACCACGCCGTTGTGGCGAATGGAGCATCAATTACGGGCATTGTTAGTACGGCAGTCAAATACGCACCGCCGCACGAGTACGGCTTTCGCGGCGTGGTGACGGTGAAGGAGCACCTGCGGCAGGTCACGCAGGCGTTCGGCAAGCCGCTGACGACGCCGGTCACCGCGACCGTGCGCGAGCACCCCATGAAGATGAACCTGCCCGAGCGGTCGTTCCTGCGCACGGCGCTCGCTGATCAGCGCGACGACATCCTGCACGGAATCCGTGAGGCAGCGGCGGAGGGCGCGCAGCGATGAACCGCGAACCGATCTATGCCGCGCTGTTCGCGAAGGTCAGCGGAATTCAGGGCTTCGTGACCACATCGCGCCGTCTGCGCCACTGGAGCGACGTGCCGCCGGTCGAGCAGCCCGCGCTGTTCCAAGTGCAGGTGCGCGAGAGCCAGCGGCCGCGCAAGGGCATCCCGGCGCTGGTGACGTTCCGGTGCGAGCTCTACCTGTATGTGAACTCCGGAAATGCGCTGCCCGACGTGACGCCGGCCACACAGCTGAACCAGTTCATGGATGCGATCGAGGCCGCGCTCGCGCCCGACGCGCTTACAGGATTCCAGACGCTCGGCGGGACGGTCTCGCACTGCTGGATCGAGGGCGACATCGTCACCGACGAGGGCGTGCTCGGGCCGCAGGCGATCGCGATCATCCCCGTGCACATCCTCGCCAACAACTGACGGAGCAGGACATGGAAGACGAAAAGCAGCCTATGGCCGGCGATGAGCCCGGCGCGATGCTGGCCGTGGAACTCGCGCCGGCACCGGCCGCCCCCGCGCTCGACGCGCGCACCGACGCACTGATCGAAGCGTGGTTCCGCGCCAACTTCCACGACTCGATCGTGTCGCGCGACACCGCGACGTTCAATCACGTGCGCGCCGCAGTCGACGCACTGAAGAAGCAGCTTGCCGCCTGATCGGCGAATCCTGATCCACCTTTCGCAGTACCCCCAGGCCGGCTCGTCTGAGCCGGCCTTTTTCTTGCCCGCTCGTGGCTCACGCATAGGAGCACCACCATGTCTCAATACGCTTTCGGCGCCGGTTCCTTCTGGGGCATCCAGTCGGGCAACGCCAACCCCACGCCGAACCGTTTCGGCGCGCTGCAATCGGCCGACATCAGCTTCGACGCGACAGTCAAAGAACTGTTCAGTTCCTACCAACTGCCGCTCGCGATCGGCCGCGGCACGATGAAGGTCACGGGCAAGGCGATGGCCGGTCAGTTTCAGGGCCGCGTGCTGTCGGATCTGTTTTTCGGGATCTCGAAGAGCGTCGGCCAGACGCTCATCTCCGACAACGAAGCCGGCACGATCCCTGGCACCGGCCCGTACACCGTCACGGTAGCGAACTCGGCCGGCTGGGTGACGGACCTTGGCGTGAAGTACGCCGCCACGGGCTTGCCGCTGACGCGCGTTGCGTCGGCGCCGGCCACGGGCCAGTATTCGGTCGCCGCCGGCGTCTACACGTTCGCCGCTGCCGACACCGGCCTTGCCGTCGCGATCAGCTACACGTACACCCCGACGAGCAACACGGTCGGCGAAACGGTGACGATGACGAACCAACTGCTCGGCACCGCGCCGTCGTTCAAGTCGGTCGTCTCGCAGGTGTTCAACGGTGAGCGCGTCACGCTGACGCTGAATCAGTGTGTCGCCACGAAGTACACGTTCAGCACGAAGCTCGAGGACTTCAACATCCCCGAGTTCGACTTCAGCGCGTTCGTCGATTCGAGCAACACGCTCGGCACGATCTGCCTTGGCGAAGCGAGCTGACATGGACCAAGCCTCGAAGAAGCTGATCTATCAGAACCTGGCGTGCGGCGTCACGCCCGAGGCCCAGGCTGCCGCGCTCGGTTGTTCCGTCGAGGAAGTCGAGCGCGTCTTCCGTGCGGTCGGCCTCGCGCTCGCGAACTGGCAACTGAATGAGACGGTGCCGTACACGCCGTGCCAGACGCGCGCCGCCGCGCTCCAGAACCGAAAAGTGATCCTGCAATTCCTCGACAAGCTCGACATCGACAGTGTCGTGATCGAGTACCACCGCATCCGCGCGGCGCGCTGCGCCGTGGAGAACTGACCCATGAACAATACAGTGACGATCGGCGGCCGCACGCTGCCGGTCCCGCCTGCTTCGCTGAAGAGCATCAAGCGCTGGTTGAAGGCGCAGCAGGATTATCGCGACGGCACGCCCGAGTATCTCGACGAGCTATCCGAGTTCATCGGCGCAACGCTGACGCGCGAGCAGGGCGGCACGCCCGACCTCGATCGCGACTGGCTCGAAGGCGCGCTGGACGTGACGACGATCCCGGTCGTGCTGCGTGCGGTGCACACCGCTGGGAGGATCGAATCGGGGGAAGGGGAGCCGGCGCAGAGCACCTCGACTGGGACGAGCTCTACGCCGACTTGATCCTCGCGACGGGCTGGGCGTGGGAGTACATCGACGAGCTCGATCTTCCACGCGTCGAGGCTCTCTACAGAGGTTTCAAGAAGCATCCGCCGATGCACTGGTGTGCCGCGGCATTCGTTAAGTTCAAGCCGCGCGCGGCCGCAGCGGCCGCGCCGGCGGCCGGCGGCCCGAAGCCGGCCGAACTGTTCGCGTCGTTCGGCGGCCAGATTCTCGACGAATAAAGGAGCCCTTTCGTGGCAGACGACAACCGCGTAGACGTATCGATCTCCGTCACTTCTGACGGTGCCGAGCAAGGTGCGTCGAAGGCCGCGGACTCGATCACGCAGGCGATCGGGCTCATTCAGCGCGATCTCAGTCAGTTGGTTACGCAGTCTCGCGCGACGACTGCGGCGGTGACCGCTGGCTTCACGGGCATGTCGGCGGCAGTCCAGGGCATGGCCGGCCGTATCGGGAGTTCGGTGCGGCAGATGAGCGGTGTCGTCGACGACTACGGCAACGAGATCGCCTCCGTATCGCGAAAGGTGCAGCAAGCGAACGCTGCCGAGGAAGAGTCGCATCGTCGGCTCGGCCACACATCGATCGCGGCTCGCCGCGAACTGCTCGTTCTCAGCCACGAGCTGATGATGGGCAACTACAAGCGCTTCGTCGGTTCGCTGATGGTGCTTGGCGAGCAGATGGACTGGATGGGCAAGATCATGAGCCCGGCCGGGCTTGCGGTCGGTGCGCTCGCCGGCGCGATCGCCATCGCGGCGTCCGCAGCAATCCATGGCGCGGTGCAGATGAGCCACCTGCGCGACGAACTGATCCTGACCGGGAATTACGCCGGGCTCACCGGCGGAAAGTTCATCGAGATGGGCAACGACATCGCGGCCGCTACCGGATCGAAGATCGGGGCGGCGCGCGACGCGCTGCAGGCGGTCGCGGCGACCGGGCGCTTCACCGGCGCGGCGCTCGAACCCGTGTCGCAGGCGATCGCGAAGATCGGCCAGTTTTCGAAGGCGTCGGCCGACGAGGTGGTGAAGTCGTTCGAGAAGATGGACGACGGCGTGTACAAGTGGGCGATGGAATACAACCGCTCGTACCACTTCGCCAACATGGCGCAGCTCGAACACATACGCATGCTCGAGGAGCAGGGGCAGAAGGAACAGGCCGAGGCCGAGACGGCGAACCTGGTGATCCAGAAGATCAACCAGACGGCCGCGCAGCTCGGCTATCTGCCGGGCCTTTGGCACGAAGTGCAGTCCGCCGCGTCATCCGCGTGGGACGCGATGATGAACTGGGGGCGGCCGCTCAACATCGACGAGCAGATTGCATCCCTGCGCAAGGCGGCCGAAGGCCAGAGCTACATCACGGTCGAGGGCGTACAGGTCGAGAACATCGACCCGAAGATCGCGGCTCAGCAACTGCAGGACATGCTCGCGCGCCGCGATGCTCAGCGTGCACAGGCGCTGCACAACGCGGGCTCCGCGCAGGTACAGGAAGCCGGTGCGAAGGCGATGGAGGAACTGCGAAGCCAGTGGAAAGGACTCGGCGGCGACGTGCGTTTGGCCGACCAGGCTGTCGACCAATTCCGCCAGAAAATCGCTGCCGCGAAACAAGCTGCGAAAGAATCTGGAACCCCCATTCCGCCCGACCTGCAGGCCATGATTGGCCGGCAGGCGGAGATGGAAAAGAAGATCCGCGAGCAATACGACAGCCACGACAAGGCGAAGAAGACCGGCGGCCAGGTGACGCCGCTGCGCGACTACGCGTATGAGAATGCGCAGGCGCAGGCCAGCCTCAACCTGCTGAAGGAGAACCTGAAGGCCGAGCAGGCCGAGCTCGATAAGTCGTACAAGGGCGGCCAGGTGTCGCTGCAGACGTACTACGCCGACCGCCTTCGCATCACGCTCGCGGGGATGGACGCCGAGCGGGCCGTGCTGAAGCAGCAGCTCGACGAAACGAAGTCGCTGGAATCGCAGGCCCGGAACCCTGCCGAACGCCTTTCGCTGAAGACGCGGGAAGTAGAAATCGAAGGGCGCCTCGCGGTCATGGCGCGCCAGCGCGCGGCCGCCGAGCAGCAGTCTTCGCAGGAGATGCGTCAGGCGCTCAACGATGAGCTGCGCGCGCTGCAGGATCTCGACGCGAAGCGTGAGCAGTCGGAGGCTACGCAGGCGCAACGCCGCGCGACGCTCGTTGCCACGCAAGAGCTTACGCAGGGCCGAATCACGCAGGCCCAGCTTCTCGCGCTCGAGGAGAAGTTCGAGCAGGATAAATCCGACCGCGCGATCGCGGCGCTACAGAAGAGGCTCGACACCGAGGTCGGCCTCACGGTCGAGGCGCAGCGGAAGATTCAGGACGAGATTGATCGCCTGCGCGACGAATCGCAGACGCGCCAGCTGGAGTACAGCATCAAAGCGACCGACGCGATGAACGCCGATGCGCAGAAGGCGGCCGATTCGATCGATCAGGGTTTCGCGAAGGCTTTCGGCAATTTCGTCGACGGCACTCAGACCGCGTGGCAAGCATTCAACAGCTTCGCGAAGAGCATCGACCAGATGCTGGTCCAGATGGTCTCGAAGAAGCTGTTCCAGCAGCTATTCGAGATGCCGATGGGCGAGGGGGGCTCGTCCGCGTCTGGGTACCTGACTGGCTGGCTCGGAATGCTGCTCGGCGATCATCGCAATGGCGGGAGCGGCAATGCTCCCGGTGCGTTTGGCTTCTCGACTGGGCTCGAAGGGTCGGCGCGCGCGGTCGCATCTGGGATGAATGGCGGGTCGGCGCTTATGGGACTCGGTGCCGGTGCCGGTTCTATGAATGTCGCGCAGATGTCCACCGTGATGCAGAACGCGACGACGCTCACTGCTTCCACGGCCACCGTCGCCACCATGACGGTCGGACAGTTGATCGGTGGCGATACTGCCGGGTCAGCTGCTTCTGGCCTGACTGGATTGCTCGGGTCACTGATCCCGGGTGGCGGAGATTTCGCCGGCGCGTTCGGGTTCTCGAGCGGACTGGAAGGCTCGGCAGGCGCAGTGACAGCCGGGATCATGGGGGCGGACGCAGGCGGCATGTCGGCGCTGATGGGCCTCGCGTCGTTCGACGTCGGCACGCCGTACGTGCCGAACGACATGATCGCGCAGATCCACCGCGGCGAAGCGATCGTGCCGGCCCACATGAACTCGCCGTACAGCGCCGGTGCCGGGGTGACAGTCACGAACCAGTTCGTGCTGCCCAACGGAGTCGATCTGCGCACCCAAAGCCAAATCGCCTCGATGGCTGGTATGGCAGTCCAACAGGCGCTCAAGAGGAATGCTTGAAACTTCAACCGACTTTTAAGGAGAGGTAGCAATGAGCACGCTTTCTGGCAATTTTTTCGTCTTGAAGAACGTCGACTCCGACAAAATTTTGTGGCAGGGCATCGCCGCCAGCGCGACCGCGGCGATTGAGGCTGCGGTCGCCACGGGCGCCGACTTGAACGGCATCGACATGTGCGGCTTCGACCTCACCGGCCTCAGCTGCGGCTGCGCCAAGATGGCCGGCGCCGAGTACAAGGGGGCGACGCTGCGGAACGCGAACCTCGCGGGCTCCGACTTCACGGGCGCGACGTTTGCCGGCGCCGACCTGCGCGGTGCCAACTTCGGCGGCTGCGTCATGAAGGGCGCCAACCTCAGCGGCGCCATGGTCGACGAGGGCACCAGCTTCAAGGGCACCGAATGGTAGGCGGTGCCGGCCGAGGCGCGCGGGGCTAGGCGGCATCAGTGGCTAACAGGGGCGATCCAAGCGGCGCTCAGAAGGAGTGACGAATGACATCAAATTTTCTGGAATCGCCACGCTTCCCTGACGATCTGGCCGTGTGGGCCCGCGGTGGCGTGAGCTACAACACCGTGGTGACCAGCAGCACCAGCGGCCGCGAGCAGCGCAACGTGCTGTGGACGTTCGGGCGCGGCCAGTGGGATCTCCAGAACTGCTTCCGCACAAACGGTGGCGTTCTCGACCAGTACTCAGTGCAGACCCTGCGCAACTTCTTCCGCATCTGCAAAGGGCAGGCCTACGGGTTCAGGTTCCGTGACTGGACGGACTGGCTGGACGAGGGCAGCGGCCTGCTTGGACTGCCCGTCGGCAGCTACTCATCGTTCACGGCACCGTCGGGCGTGGGTGCGGGCGTCCCCGCCTATCAGATGTTCAAGCGCTATGCGGCGGCGCCGCTGGCCGACTACCGCCTCATAGGCAAACCACTGCTGACCTACGGTCTAAGCGGCGCCCCGACGCAGACGACGACGGTGTACAGGAACGGCTCCCCCGTCGTCTACGGGGTGTCGCCGGGGCAGTGCGGGCTGGACACCACGACGGGCTTGGTGACGTTCGTCGCAGACAGCCAGGCCTTCACCTCCGGCTGGGTCGCGGGAACCACGACCAGCTTCTCAGTCGGCACCGTGCCGCCCGGTTGGGCCGTGGGCAAGCTGCTGTATTTCACCGGCGTCACCGGCGACACCGGCGGCACGCTGAACAACCAGGCGGTGGCCATCACGGCCATCTCCGGGACCACGGTCACGGTGAGCGCTAACACCTCGGGCGACACGCTCGGCACGGGCACAGCGTACATGTATCCGCAGGCGTCGGACTCGCTCACATGGGCCGGTGCCTTCGACACGCCGTGCCGATTCAACACCGACCAGTTCTCGCCGCAGTTGGACGTCGGCTCGGGCGCGCTGTTCGGGTTCCAGTCCCTGGCCATCGTGGAGGTGAGGCTGTGAGGGGCGTCAGCGCTGCTATGTCCACGTGGCTCGCGGGAGACGTGCGGACGATCGCCACGTGCGTGCAGGTGATCCGCACGGACGCCACGGTGTGGGGCTTCACCGACCATGACGTGGACATCGCGTACAACGGGGTCGTTTACCGCTCCACCTATGGCTACACGGCGTCTGCGGTCGAATCGTCGGCTGACCTGTCCACGTCAAACTTGGAGATAGACGGCCTACTGGTTACGGGCGGCGGCGCGGTGACGCGCAGCGGCGTCGAGGCCGGCCTGTGGTCAAACGCGGCCGTGCTCATCTTCGTCGTGAACTATGCCGACCTGTCCATGGGCCAGATGAATCTCACCAGCGGCAACCTCGGCCAGTTCACGCTGCAGAACGGGGTGTGGAAGGCGGAGCTGCGCGGATTGGCGCAGACCATGCAACAGACGATAGGCGAGCAGTTCAGCACGACCTGCCGGGCCACCTTCGGCGATTCGCGCTGCCAGAAGGCACTCGGCCCGCTCACGTTCAGCGGGTCGGTGTCGGCCGTCACGGCGCAGTACCTCGCGTGGACCGACCCGTCGTTGACGCAGGCGGGCCCGACGGTGCCCTTCGTCGACAGCATGGGCAGGCGCGTGCCGACCACCGGGCCGTTCCAGATACAGATCGTTCCGCCGTCAGGGACCTTCGTCGCGAACTCCTCTGTTGCAGACAGCGCGGGCAACACGTGGACGGCCGTCGGCGGCTCTCCGAGCTCGCACCAGTACTCGGTGACCTCGGGCGGCTTGTACACGTTCAACGCCGGCGACGGCGGCGCCGAGGTCTTCATCAATTACACGTACGGTGTGGGCTATTTCGCATACGGGAAGGTCACGTGGACTTCCGGGCAGAACACGGGCTACAGCATGGAGGTGCGCAACTCGTCCCCGGGCTCGGTCACGCTGGCCATGCCCATGACGTTCGCCATCGCACCCGGCGACGCCTACACGATTGTCGCCGGATGCGACAAGCAGTTCGGCACGTGCCGGGACAGGTGGAGCAACATCCTCCACTTCCGCGGCGAGCCATACATTCCGGGGCCGGACACGATCCTGCGCCCGCTTGGGGATTGAACGATGGTCACACGTCAGCAGTTTGTCGACGAAGCGCGGACGTGGCTCGGCACGCCGTACCGCCATCAGGGCCGCTTGAAAGGCGTGGCGGTCGACTGCGCCGGATTGGTCATCGGCGTAGCGAAGGCGCTAGGCCTATGCCCGTCAGACTATGACGTGGACGGCTATTCAAGGCGCCCGGATGGGACGCTCGCACCGATATGCGATTCCATGATGGACAGAACTCCGGTCGGGCGCGAGGGCGATGTGGTGCTCTTCCATTGGGAACGCGAGCCGATGCATCTCGGCATCCTCACGGCACCGCGGACCGTCATTCATGCTTATGCAGTGAACCGGGTGGTGTGCGAGCACGATATGGACGACAAATGGCTGCGGTACGTCTGCCGCTATTACAGCGTGAAAGGAGTCGAATAAATGGGCCAGGCAGTTGGGCTCTTGTTGGGTACGGCTGGGGCAGTAATCGGCGGCGTGGCGTCCGGTGGCAGTCTGTTCGCTATCGAGGCCGGCTTTATGGCCGGCTCTTTGCTTGGCGCCATCCTTTCCCCTCCGAAGGAGCCGGCGCCGTCCGATGTCCGCGTCCAAGACTCCGCTTATGGCAAGTTCATCCCTAAGGTGTACGGCCTATACAGGCTCGCCGGCAATGTGATCTGGATGGGTACCCCGCACCAGCACAGCGCCGGCGGCGGCAAGGGGATGGGCGGCAAGGCCCAGCAGCCGTACGTGACCGTGAGCTTCGCGGTGGCACTCTGCCGTAACACCATCACCGGCGTGCGGCGCATATGGGCCAACGGAAAGCTCATCTACGACGTCTCGAATCCGGCAGACTTCCAGGGCGTGTCCGGCGCCAGCCAGATGGTGACCAACTTCACCGTCTATCCGGGCGACGAGAACCAGGTCGCCGACCCGACCATGCAAGCCGCTCTCGGCGCGGCGAACACCCCGCCTTACCGCGGCCTGGCCTATGTGGTGTTCAATGAGCTGAACCTGCAGCAGTGGGGCAACTATATGCCCTCTCTAACGTTCGAGGTGGCGACGAACATCGCGCCGGCCTATACCGGCGTCACGGCGTCATCGTACACCTACGCCACGGCCGACGGCACGCTGTTCATGGCGCCGAACCTGAACGGCCAGGGCGGCACCGCCATGGGGTACGGCTACTACCTCGGCTTCGAGGGCGTCAGGGTCATCAACCTCAACGCCTACGGCGCGCAGCAGCTGAAGTTCTTCCCGCCCGGCTCGTACGGGCACGGCGGCTCGGGGATGCCGTTCGGCTACTCGGACGTGCCCGGCATATACACCTGGCCCGGGTGGCTTCACCCGGACGGCACGTGGGACGCCATGGACGCGGCGGGAACGATGGACCTCGGCGTGGCCGGCAGTGAGGCCAACTTCTGGCGCAACGGCAACGACATCTTCCTGACGTCGTACTACCCGGGCGGTAGGCCGATCTACAGATGCGACCTGTCGCAGCGCGGCCTAATCGTGGCGCAGTCAGGCGTCCTGAAGCAGTGGCTGATGGTCGGCGGCAGCGCCTCGTACGTCTACGCGTGCGACTACGCCGCGGGCGCGCTGTACCAATTCGATAGGACGTCGCTGGCGGTGACCAACAGTTGGACCACCGCCCCGGGCGGAGGCTCCATGCCGTCCGGCTTCCCGGGCTTCGTGGTCGACGACGATCACATCTACCTAGGCGGCGGAGGGGCCACGGTGTACGTCTTCAGGCCCTCGCTGAATACGCTGACGCTGCTGGGCACCGCGCCGTTCAACTGGCACACGATGTACGTGGTGAACGACAGCCTCATCATGTTCTTCCGCGCCGACCTGTCATCCGTGCGCCTCGGATACATGACGCTAAACATGGGCGGCAACCCGTCTCAGGTGACGCTGTCCTCCATCGTGTCGGACATCTGCGCCTCAGCGGGCCTACAGCCGTCGCAGTACGACGCGTCATCGCTCGGTGACGTGGTGACGGGCTTTGCCATCACCAGCAAGTCAAGCCCGCGCCAGGCGCTCGCCCCGCTGCAGGCGACGTACTTTTTCGACGTCAGCGACTGCGATGGGCAACTGAAGTTCGTCAGGCGCGGGGCGCAGGCGGCGGTTACGGTACCGTGGGACGACATGGGCGCGATTGCGGGCGGCGGCCAGCAGGCGGCGCAGAATCCGCTCGTCGAGACGGTGGTGCAGGAGTTCGAGCTGCCGCGGTCGGAGACCATTTCGTACCCGTCCAACTCTGCCGACTACCAGACGAACACGCAGCGCGCGTTCCGGGCTGTCACGACGTCGAACCTTGATGAGTCCACGAACGTGCCCATCGTGCTGTCCGACGCCGAGGCCCGAACTCGGGTGGAGGCGATGCTTTGGGAACGGTGGACGAAACGGCAGACGTTCACTTGGGCCACGAGCTACAAGTACCTGGCCTACGAGCCGACGGACGTGGTCAGCGTCACGGGCTACGACGGAAACGTCTACCCAGTGCGTATCACCAAGGTGGCGCTGAACGGCAAGGGCGTGGTCGAGTTCACCGGGGACCTAAGCGTCTCGTCCATCTACCCTAACGTCTCGCAGCAGGTCGCGCAGGGCGGCTCGGCACAGGGCTTCGTGCCGCAGCAGGTTCCGTACTCCGGACCGACCGTCCTAGCCGTACTCGACGTGCCGCCGCTGCGCAGCCAGGATACGTCGCAGGGCTTGTACCTGGCGGCGTGCGGCTTCAGCGGCTCGTGGCCGGGCTGCTACGTCGACGTGTCGCGAGACGACGCGAACTTCGCGCAACTGCTCCAGCTCGTCACGCCGACGCCGATCGGCTACACCGGCAACGCCCTCGGCGGATTCTATGGGGGCAACATCCCAGACGAGACGAACACCCTTCAGGTGACGCTGTATGAGGCGGCGCTGTCGCTGTCCAGCGTGAGCTACGCCAGCTTTCTCAACGGCGCGAACGTGGCCTACGTCGGCGGCGAGATCATCCTATTCCGCACGGCCACGCAGACCGCGCCCGGACAATACACGCTTAGCGGCTTGCTGCGCGGCCAGATCGGCACGGAGTGGGCCATGGGAGGCCACGCCGTCGGCGAGACGTTCGTGCTGCTGCAGTCGTCAAGCATCGGACAGACTGGCATAAACCTGACAGACATCGGGCAGAACATGTACTTCGAAACCTACTTGAACAACATGTTTGGCCTGACGCCGACGGGGCAGGTCACGGTGCAGCCGGCCGTGGCGCGAGTGAAGCCCTTGTCGCCGTGGCAGCTTCAGGCGTTCCACGGCAGTGCCGCCTCTACCAGCGACATCACCGTCACGTGGCTGCGCAGGGCTAGGGTCAATTACTCGTGGCTGAGCGGTGCCGACGTGCCATTAGATGAGTCGTCCGAGACGTACACGGTGACCGTCTCCAGCAGCGGCACCGTGAAGCGGACGACCTCCGTCAGCGGCCCATTCGTTTCGCCGGCCGTTCCGACGTGGACATATACGGCGTCGATGATAGCCGCAGACGGTTTTACGACGGGCCAGACCATCACCATAACCGTGAGCCAGAACAGCGACCAAGGCGTGGCTGGCTACGCAGCCATTGCCACCATCGCAAGGTGACGAAATGTCCAACAGCACATCCCTGATCGACCAGATCAGCTCGACGCAAGCCAACAAAGAAGTGGTGGCCAACGCCAACTTCGACGCCGCCAGCCCGGCCATGCTATGGGGACGGCGCGCGTCGACCACCAGTGGCCTGACGTGGGGCTACTACGGCGGCTGGTACGGCGGCGCGCAGATAAACGACGGCACGGTGACGCTCACCGCCAGCGCCACGAACTACGTGTACGCGAGCGCCACCTCTGGGGCCGTGTCCGTCAATACTACCGGCTTCCCCGCCGGCTCCGTGACGCTATACGTGATCGTCGCAGGCGCCACCACCGTCACCAGCTACACGGACCAGCGCAGCTACCAGCCGTATGGCACGTCCACCGGCTCGAGCACCCTGTCTGGGCTGTCCGACGTGAATGTGACGGAGGGCGCTGGCATAGACCAGAACGCGCTCGTGTGGGACAACGCAACGGGCAAGTGGGTGGCCAAGAGCATATCCACTGCGCCCGTCGGCTTCCGCGCGTACAACACCTCGGCGCAGAGCATCCCGAACGCGGCCTACACGGTGATTACGGGCTGGACCAGCACCAAAGACACCACGAGCGGTGCCTGGAACGCCGGCACCGGCACCTTCACCGCCCCTACGGCGGGATGGTACAACGTCTCCTGCCAGTTCATATTCGCCACCGCTTCGTGGTCCGCCAGCCAGCAACTGGCTGCGGCACTGTTCATCAACGGCGCCGAGAACGAGGCCACGCTGCAGACGTTGCAGGGCAGCGCCACGCAACAGTTCGTGACCAACGACGTGTCGACCAACGTCTACCTGAACGCCGGCGACACGCTGCAGTTCGCGGCCTTCCAGTCCACCGGCAGCGCGCTGGCCCTGGCCAACAACAGCAATTTCAACTTCGCGTCCGTGGTACAGGTCACGCCGCCGGGGCTGGCTGCGCAGCCGGTCGACCTCATCAGCTATCAGCCCGGCGCACCCTCCGCCAGCGCGGTCGTGCTCAGCGCCATCACCCCGCAGGCCGTGACCTTCCCGGCCTCGCTGACGGGTAGCTACGCCAAGGCCGGCACGGCCGCTACCGCGAGCACGACGTTCTCCATCAAGAAGAACGGGTCCAGCATCGGGTCCCTGAACTTTGCCGCAGGGGCCACGTCCGGCACGTTCACGTTCACCAGCGCCGTCACGACGAGCCCGGGGGACGTCGTGCAGGTGGTCGCTCCGGCGTCGCCCGACGCCACTCTGGCCAACATAAACCTCGCGGTAGTAGGCACGCGGTGACGAGAGGCTCACATGCCAGCACCCACGCTTGACAACTACACGTCCGGCAACGTGTCCGGCACGGCCACGTGCAGCGTCGTCCTGTCCACCACCAAGACGAACGACGTCATCGTGGCCGTCTTCGTGGCCGAGAAGCCGGCGTACGGGCCTCCTTCGGTATCGTCGGTGTCATCGACCAGCGGGTTGACGTGGCACAAGCGCCTGTCTGTGGTGTCGAACGTAACCGACGTCGAGGTGTGGTGGGCCTACGCGCCGTCGGTGGTGACCTCGGAGACGATCACCGCGACGTATAACATGTCGATAGACGACTTCTCCGGCATCGCGTTCGGGGTCAACGGCTGCGACCAGACCAGCCCCTGGGACCCGAACTCGTCCCTGCCCCAGACGATGGTCGCCAACGACTCAAGCCCATCCATGACGGCGAGCACCACGAACGCCAACACCTTCATGATAGAGGGCATAGGCACCGGCAACAACGCCACGAACTACAACACGCCCCCCGCTGGATGGACGTTCGTGGCGGGGACGAAGAACGGCGGAGGCTTGCAGTACTCATCCGTTGGCGCGGCCTGCAAGGGCTTCACATCCGCGCAGTCATCGCTGACGGTGACATGGGGAGGCGCGATATCAAACAACAACGGCGGAGCAGCGTTCCTTGACGCGCTGCAGGCACCATCAGGATCTCCGCCACCTACGTCTGGGTCCAGTCCTCAATTGATGATCATCACTTAACCACAGCCGCCTTCGGGCGGTTTTTCATTTACGGGGTGCCGAATGGATAACAAATGGCAGGCATTGGAAATCGTGAAGATCGCGTTCGGCTGGCTGGGAGTGGCGATCGGACATGCGGTATCGAGTATTACTTTGTCAGGTATCGCGCTCGTCATCACATCAATCTACAGCGGGCTCAGTGCCTATGTGCTTGTGCGCGACAAGATTCTGAGCCGACGCGAAGGAGAGAAATCTTGAGCCACGAAATCACATGGCTGGCGGAGCCGGAAGAGCACGACTATCCGGCAGCGGAGTCGTATCTGAGCCTCAAATTCGATCCATCGCGCGCGCTGCAACTTATCGGGGCGCTTCGAGAAGCGCACATCCAACATATCAAGGCGAAGGACATCTTGCGGGCTTCAGGTCTCGCGCCTCTTCCCGCTACTAATAAACACGTTCGGCACAACCGCAAGAAGATCCGCGAGGGCAAAGCACTCTCACCGATTCTTCTTGTCCGCGGTGAACCGACGCTCATCGCAGACGGCTATCACCGCGTCTGCGCCGTCTATCGGCACGACGAGGACGCGCCGATTCCTTGCAAACTCGTTTGAAGGTGCTGTCATGAAGATCCGATTGATTGACGAATGGCGCAGCGCGCACAAGCTTGGTTCGGTTCAACTCTCGAGCGCGCTTGCGGTTGTATTCGGTGCCGGTCCCGCATTGCTCGATGCGTGGCGCTCGATTCCTGACGATCTGAAGGACGCTTTGCCGCATGGCTGGGCTCACTGGATCGCGACAGGCGGTTTCGTGCTGGTGCTGCTCGCTCGCTTGTTGCAGGTCGATCAGGCTCAGCCTGCAGCGGCGCAAGGAGGGGGCGATGGCGCTCAGTGACCTCATCCGCGCGATCTTCTCGCTGTTCGGCCGACAAAGTGTCGACCAAGGTGATCGATCGACAGTTTTTGCCGGAGCGCCCGGCCCGGCCCGGCCGAAAAATGCAAGCACCGTCTCTCAAACGCCCGCCCAGCAACGCGCCTCGGACGGCCCGGGCGGCGCAATTCAGCCGGAAAAAACGGACATCGCGGCCGCGACTTCGGCGCCCGCGCCGACGCGAGCCATCCCTCCGCTGGTTCCGGTTCCTGTAACGCCGCCGCGCGCGGCCGTACCGACGCCGGACATCTCGACGCCCGCTGGCTTCATCGCCGCGATCGCGCCGGCAGCACAAGCGTGCGCGAAACGCACCGGCGTGCCCGCGAGCGTCACCGTCGCGCAGGCCGCGCTCGAATCCAGTTGGGGGCGGCGCGCGCCGGGCATGAACCTGTTCGGCATCAAGGCGGATCTGTCGTGGCAAGGCTTGGTGACAGAGCAGGTGACGCACGAGGTCGTGAACGGCAAATCGATTGAAATCACGGCGCGCTTCCGCGCCTATGACGGTTGGCAGGGGAGCATTGACGATCATGCGGATTTTTTACGAAGCAATCCGCGTTATCACTCGGCTTTCGACTGCAAAAACGGACCGGATTTCGCACGGGCGATCGCGCGCGCGGGCTACGCAACAGATCCGCTCTACGCGGACAAGCTGATCGCAATCATGAGCACGCGCAACCTCGGTATGCTCGATATTCAGGAGTGAGAGAGATGGCAACGATCTTCATTTCTTTGTTCGCCAAGTTCTGGCCGATCATTATCGGCGTCGGAGGCATCGCGTTTGGCGCCATCTGGGGCTTCATTAAAACGAAGGGTGCCGTGGCGACTGAAGCTCGAGCCGCGCAGCAGGTCGCGGAAGGAATGCAGCAGGTTGCTGAAGCTGGGCAGCAGATCGAGCAGGCGAATGCCGAGGCAGCGCGTGCCGAGACGAATGCAGTTGAAAACGCCGCCGCCGCCAATCAACAGGCGCAAGCTGCAACGCCGGCCGACGTCGATCAGCAGCTTGATGCGCTCGGCGCACTGCGAAAGGAGTGAGTCATGCGAGCGATCATCATCTTGCTCGCCACGCTTAGCATTGCCGCGTGCGCGACAGACTGCCCGGAACCGGCTGCACCATCGCTCCCGAAAACTCGCGTCGTCGACACTGCATGCAGTTGGGTGAAGCCGATCACCGCAGTGCCGGAAGATACGCTAGAAACGAAACAACAGATCCTTGCGCACGATCTCGCTGTCGCGAAGAATTGCCCGAAGGTGCCGAGATGAGCAAAATCGGTCGATATCTGCTGAATTTCGCCGTGCTGCTTGATGAAGCCGTGAACACCATTTTCGGCGGTTCGCCGAATGAGACGATCAGCGAGCGCGCCGCGAAGGCGCGCAATGCCGGGCGCCGGTGGGGCTGCGTGCTTTGCCGCGCGCTTGATCGGATCAGCCGGGGGCATTGCGACAATGCGCTGACGGCGACGATCGGGGATGATGCGGTGATTCCAGACGGCGAATGACGTGTTCAAAACCCTATGTAAGTCATACTCCACTTACAAGACGCTCGCGCGGCAGAAGAATTGCCCGAAATAGCTACCGTTCTGGGCATTGTGGGTACGGTTGTGGGTAGTCATTTCTCGAAGGCGTGGGATCCTTACCTATCAAGGCTCTCGCGCTGGCTGATAAAGTCGGCTGCCTTCCGCCATGAGGCTTGGCGGGCAATTACATAGACATCGCTCAGGGGGCTATTCCTGCGGTGGTGTGGGTTTTTCTGCCCGATCCTTGCTGCTACTAACCCTCGCGCTCCATTGCTTGCTCGCCTGGCTGTATGCGAACCAGGCACGTGCGGCGATCAATAAGCCGTGGCAGTTGATTAAACGTGATGGCACTCGGGGCCGAGGCGGCGTTATCACGACGCCGCCTCGCGGAGGATTTCAATTCACTGTGGTTGCGGCCGGCAACCGGAACGCCATGCGCCGATTGCGATCGGGGCGCGCTGTGTTGACCCGCCCACGGCGAACAAGGCCAGCCGACGCCGTGGAGTTCGTTATCTCTCAAGTTGTTGTGCCGTTGTGCCGTTATGGCGAGACTCAGTGAGCCGTTCTGCGAGCGAGTGATCGCTTAATGATGGTGTTCGCGAGGGCGACTAGCACGCCGACGACGATGATCGATGCGATGAGAATTGCCGTCATCGCCAGCACTTCCATGTCGTCCGGATTCGCGAGTTCGCGATGTCCGATCAGCCTCAGCACGGCGCGGATGCCATTGTCCAGAAATCCGGGCATTTCAACGGGAAGTCGAATCACTAGGTTGGCGAGTGCCCATCCGCCAACGAGCGTAATGCTCGTGCTGAGCGCGAATTTTCCGAGCTTCGTCATTTCACTTCCACCGTGCCGTAAGCCTTGAGGTTCGTACCCGGAACAGTCAGGTCTGCGCCCTTCTGGCGGAGGAACGCAGCGAACCTCTCGAAGCGAGCTGTGTTGGTAACGGTAATGCACCCTTCACTTAGCCCCATCGGGCCAATCGGATGCAGACGGAATGCGCCGCGCTTCACTTTACCCACATACGTGCTATCGCTCGTGTCTCTATTCCAAAGCATGAACCATTTCGTGTGATCGGACGTACCGTATCCGAGTTGACCCCACAGGTCATAGAGCCAACCGAGATTGCCGCCTGACTGGCGGTCCACGATGTAGTAGATGCCCTTGGGTATCGGACCGATCTTTTCGATCGCGGTTGCTTCTGGATTATCGCGTCCGGAACCGCGTCCCGAAAACGCAGGTAGAGTGCCTACGGTTGGACAGTGGAAAGCTGACGTCGACTGATTGTTCAAAACGAATGTGCAGCGAATCGGCAT